GAGTAAACCTCCTTATAAATTTAAGTAGATAATTTTAAAAGCCTATTATTATAATATAATACAAAATAATATTATGTCTATATGGAAAGAAGGATGTTTTATCATAAAGAAATCTATGAATTTATGAAAAATAAATGGATGAAACGATTGCAAAAATTAACAAAAAATAATCATGTATCATAATATAAATCATAATAATATAAGCAATTTTATCTAAAAAGGAGTATGTATGAATAAAACTTTTAAGCGTTTTGCAGCTATATTAAGTGTGGTTGCCCTAGTAGGTGCAATATTTATAGGCTGCGGTAAATCAGAAGCTAAAAAAGATAGTACATCAAAGGGAACTACAAGTACTGATGAAGCAAATTTACAAACTGTTAGATTAAATGAAGTTGTAAGATCTGTATTTTATGCTCCAATGTATGTTGCAATAAATGAAGGCTTTTTTGAAGAAGAAGGACTTAATATTGATTTATCTACAGGACAAGGTGCAGATACAACACAATCTAAATAACAACATATGTCCATAATAAATGAAAGGCTGTAGAGCTACCTACAACCTTAGTTTATATCCAACTTCATTTGTTTCGCTGTCATAGGTAAAATACTCAATAAAGTTCATTATTAAATTTCTTTTAGCTTCAACATCTTCAATTAAATCAATTGTATTTATAAAAAGTTTATGACTATCTAAAAGTAGTTGTTTTTTATTTTCTTCATCTTCAACATCAAACATAGAAATATTAATTTCATTTATTCTTTTATTAATATTATCATTTTCAGTTTTTATTTTTTTTATTTCTGTTTGGATCATGGACAGAACATCAATATCATCTATTAATGCTAATTTTTTAATAAGGCCTTGAAGCAATTTATCATTTTCATTAAGATTTTTATTTAATGATGTTAGTTCTCTTTTTAATGAAGCATTATTATTTTTTGTTCTTTTAATATTAATAATATCTTCAATATTAATATTTTTACATAAATCTATGACAAATTGTTCAAGCTCATCAGCATTGACCATTTTTGAGTCACATCTATTAGAAGATCTATTTTTTAATTCACACCTATAACTTCTATAATAGATACCTTTAGATGTTCTACTCCAAGAGCACATACTAGAACCACATCTTGAACATTTTAACATTCCACTTAATAAAAATTTATTGCCAGTAGCTTTTCTTGGGGATGTTTTACTTGAAATTTCTGATAAAATATTTTGACACTCTACCCATTCAGCTCCAGGAATAATACCAGGATGTTTACCAGTAGCAATAATCCATTCTTCAATAGGATTTTCCTTCTTTCCACCTTTTCTTTTATTATAGACCATTAGACCATATTTATTATTTTCACTACAATTAAGAGTTGAACCTTTAGATTCGAAATATTTTATTGCATTTTCATCAGAACAACAGTAAACAGGATTCTTTAATATTTGCAGTACTGTATTTCTGCTAAAATCGCCCCCATTTTTTCCTTTTATATAATTAGAGACTAAATACCTTGCTATGGGAACAGTGCTCTTATATTCGGGATATAGCTTATATATGAGCCTTACTATTTCAATTTCTTCCTCAACAACTTCTAATTTATACATTCTCTTATTATTTTCTGTTATTTGAACTGATTTAAAACCCAGAGGAGGAGTACCACCTAACCATCTACCAGTACGAGATAGCTCAAGCATATTATCCTTTATACGTTCAGCTATAGTCTCCCTTTCAATTTGTGCAAATGTAGCACTAATATTAATCATAGCTCTACCCATTATAGTGCTGGTGTCAAACTGCTCTGTTATACTTATAAAAGCTATATTACTTTCTTCTAATATTTTATAAGTAGAAGAAAAGTCAGCTACATTACGAGCAATTCTATCTAATCTATAGCATATAAGAGCAGAGAATCTTTTTAATTTCGCATCATTCATCATTTTAGTGAACTGGGGCCTATTAATATTTCCACCAGACCAACCTTCATCTTCATATATAAGAAAATTAACATCTTCATTTGTTGTATTCAGAAAATATTTTTTACAAAGTTCTATTTGATTAGAAATAGATTCACCTTTTTTAGTGGCTTTTGATTTTCTTGCATAGATAGCAACATTCATTTATATCACCTCGCTGTATATTATTGACTAAAAAAATTCCATTATTCCAAAATTAGGAGAGAAGTATATTAAATAGTTATCAATTTTATAGCATGTACCATACTTACTCTTATAATATTCGATAGCTTCTAGTAAAAACCATTCTGGAATTTCTAAAAATTCTGCAAGTTCATATCTGCCCCTAACACCAGCTTTATGAGCATTAATTAAATTAACTATTCCAACAAGTCTTTCATATGCCCAGGCACGTGCTCTAAGCTCTTGTTTAACGTTTCTTATATCGCTTTGGTCAATTATATCTCCATAACTAGTAAAATGATGTCCAAGCTCTTCAGCAAGTATACAAGTCTTTTCCTTATTTGTTTCTATATTAGAATCTATTATTATTTTTTTATTTTTATATAAACCTTTAAACCCATACTTTAAAGGCTTTTCTTTAATTTTTACATGTTTATCATATTTAATCATAAGTTTTTCATATTCCATTGTGATTTCCCTTTCTTGTATAGAATATATGTTCGGATGAGGAGTAAAATAAAAAGGCTGATAGCCTTTTTAAATAAGTTTTAAAAATTCTTCTTCTGTTAATATTTTAATATGATGTCCATTTTCTATATATTCTAAAGCAGTTCGCTCTTTCGTGCTTTTACCATCTGGACCTACAATGCTAAGATCTTGAACACCAACTATTAAAAAGTCTACTTTCTTAGAAATCCCACTTTTAAGTTGACCCCCTAAATCTACAACATGTTGCATAGCAGTATGTAAAGATATTTTTTGAAGAGTTCCAGTGAAAAGAACATTTTTATTATAAAATATATGTGTAGTATCAAATTCGGTTTTTGTAGTAGTAATATCTTTTATATTAATATTTTTAGATATAGTTCTTTTAGTAATTGTTTTCTTTTCTTTTGATGGTTTGATCTCGTTTAGAAATTTAGTATCTAAGTGGCTATATATAATTATCCTTTGATCCATACGAAGTGAATTTAAATGTTCATTTGCTTTTATAAATACATTTGCACATGCAATAGCATCATAAGAAGCGTTATGATGATTTATTAAATCAACTCCAAAATATTCACAGCTTTCTTCTAAAGAAACATTTTTTGAAATATTCATTAACTGTGTACAGAGTTGCATTGAGCAGACATACTTTAACATAGGTATATCAAGATTGTATTTATACAAGCAATTGTATAAAACATGCATATCATATGAAGCATTAAATGCAACTAATAATTCATCATCAAAGTAATGAGATATTTGCGGCCATAATTCTGCAAAAGTAGGAGAAGAAACTACAGTATCTGCAGTTATTCCATGTACATCAACAGAGTAAGGATTAAAGTCTAGTGTTGGTGGCTTAATCAAAGAGTAGAACTCATCTACAATAACATTATTTTTAACTGCAGCTATTCCAATAGAGCAGGCACTATTAAAATTATTATTTGCAGTTTCAAAATCAATAGCAATAAAATCATATTTTCCCATTTTTACATCCCCCAAGTTATATTAAATACAAATTCCATGGAATTTGTATAGTTTTTCTAAGGTAATATTAATTAATTCAATTCTAAAGTTTTCAAGAAACTCTTCTATATCTTTTATTTCACTTTTATACTTTGCTTCCATCTTTTTGTTAAGCAGCGTGGTATTGTATCTATTATAGATACTATTTATTGATTCTTTAGTAAACCAGTCATATATCCAAAACATATTTTCTTTTAATTTACTTTCTCTTTCATCAGTAATAGTATCATTCTTAATGTTAAGTAAAAGTGTTAAAGTTGAGTTTCTGCTAGAGCAAATCATTCTAAAACATTCAGATGTTTTATCCATATCTATATTAGTACGTAGTTTTTCATTCTTTCTCCAACGGTTATTTAGGCTGTTAATAATTTGTTGTTCCATTGCTTCAATCATTTTATCCCATCCCCTTTATATAACGTATTTTAGATTTATCAAAACTATTCATCATCAAAATCATCAAATAAAGTATCTATATAGAACGTATATTTAAGAATTTTCAGATTTAACTCTATTATAGATTTCATTATATATTTTAGCTTCGCCATCTATATACCAATAAGTAACTATGTATTGATCTAATAAACTTTTATCAGCTTTAGTTGAAATATTCATTACTTGACATCTATGACATACTATACTGTTTATAAATTGTGTTGCTTCAGCAGTGGTTTTACCAACTTGTACAAAATGACCTTCACCAGTACGAGCAACGTTTATTTTTGTTGGATATGTACCAGGTGTTTTTGCTTCTTCTAATATCTTTGGTAACATTTCTTTTTTAAACTCTTCCCAAGCAATAGCTCTTAGTTCCTTTTCACTAACTTTTTTTTTCTTAGTTCCAAACATTTTATCCCATCCCTTTAATTAATTATTTTATCTAAAGTATTTTAGATTTCTTTACATTTTATCTATTCATCATCAAAATCATCAAATAAAGTATCTATATAACTTTTTAAAAGTTTCATTTTTTTAGGTGTAATTTCTTTACCTTCAAGGTGAGCTGCTATTGTTTCTATCTCTGGTGAGAGTTTTGTTTCTTTAGCATGTATTTCAGTATTAGGTGTTCTTATATCGCTTACACCCATTAAGTAATCTATAGAAACATCAAAGTATTCTGTTAGCAATCGTATTATATCGCCTTTAGGTTCTCTACCATTTTCATATCTTGATATTGTTGATTTAGCACTACCAATATTTTGGGCAAGTTGTTCAACTGTAAGTTGTTTTTCTTTCCTTAACTCTTTTAATCTTTCCGCAAAAGTTGCCATTTGAACACCTCCTTTATTAAAATTATAAGGTTTCATAACCATATTGGGAATAATTGTACCCAATTTCAGTATTTTTTTTATAAAAAACTGTTGACATGTTCCCAAAAAGGAATTATAGTATAAATATAGTAATTCCCAAATGGGATTAAGGAGGTGGGGGAATGATTAACTTAAGAAGACTGAGAGGGTTAAGAGTAGAACATGATTTAACCCAAGAGGAGTTTGCTTCGTGGATTGGAATGCCTATATCTACTTATAGAAAGAAAGAATTAGGTTTAAGTCCATTACAGTTAGAAGAAGCATATAAAATATCGCAATTGCTTGGGGAGAGCATAGAAGATATTTTTTTTAAAAACAAAGTTCCCAAATAGAAACAAAGGGTATATAAATTTATTTTAACCAAAATTCAAGAGTTGAATACTATATATTAAATTTATTTTAAAGAGGTAAGAATATGGGTTTAGGAACAGAAGTGTTCACAATGCCAGGAAGTAAATTCAAAGCTGTTTGTCTCAATCCAACAGAAGATCAAGAAAAAATTAAAGAGTTTAGTGAAAGATATTATAAATCATTAGTATCTGCTCTAGAAATTACATTTGGGGATGCGTGGGCAACAGAAGTTTTTAAGAGAATGGGGTGGACAGAAGAAGATTTTATAAAAGTAGGAGGGAAGTATGAATTTAGAGGAAAGAAAGCAATTGAAGAAGGAGATAGTAGAAAAAATATTGGAAGCTAATCCAGAGGCAACACCGAATTATTGCATAGTACTTTTAGATGAAATTAAAGAAAGTGTAATAAGTGCTGCAATGAATAGCATTTTAACAAAATGAAATTTAAACATAAGATAAGCAGGGCTGAAAAGCCTTTTTAAATGGTCGAATGTGCGAAAAATGATGTAGAAAAAGATAATAAAAGTTTATATAAGGCGATAAGCCTTAAAAAAATATCACAATAGCGAAAAAGACCGTTGAATATAAAAATAATGGAGGATAAAAAGATGGAAAATGTAAAACATATGCATAAAGATGTAGTAATAACAAGAAGTAATGATGGAGAGCTAGTTGTAACAAGTAGACAAGTTGCAGAAGATTTTGGGAAAAACCATAAAGAGGTTATAAGAGCAATTGAAAATCACATTAACACCCTTGGGGGTGCGCAAAATTGCGCTAGCTTATTTATAGAAAGTAAGTATCAACACTTTCAAAATAAGCAATGGTATAAGGAGTATTTATTAACTAAAGATGGATTTGCATTTGCAGTTATGAGCTTTACTGGTGAAGAAGCAGCTAAGTGGAAGCTTAAATATATAGAGGCATTTAATAAAATGGAACAAACTATAAAAAATCCATATGGACATTTAAGCAAAGAAGTACAAGCTATATTTGCATTGGATCATAAGCAACAACAATTAGCAGTTGAAGTTAAAGAGCTTAAGGATGGTATGCCACTTTTCAATGTTGAGTGTAAGGAAATTCAAGCAGCAGTTAAAAGAAAAGGTGTTGAAATATTAGGAGGTAAGGGCTCACCAGCATATAAGAATAATTCAATTAGATGCAAGGTGTATTCAGATATTCAACAACAGCTTAGAAGAGAATTTGGTGTTAGTAGATATGAAGCTATAAAAAGAAGTCAGCTTAATATAGCCCATGAAATAGTTGCTAGATATAAGGCTCCAATTTATTTAACAGATGAGATTTACCTATTAAATCAACAGTTAACTGATGAAGATTATGCAGTATAAGGAGAAAGCAATATGGAAGGTTTTAATTGGTGGGGAGCATTTACGTTTGTTATGCCAATAGCTCTAGTAATAATAATCGGAGTTATAGCAATAATTACATCTATTTTAGATGGAGTAAACAAGCTAATAAAGAGAATTAGGAGGTAAGAATGAAAGAGTTAAGAGAAAAGCTACATAAAACTATTGATGAATACGGAAGGACAGATGAAAGAACTGTTGCTATTAGCCAAGAATTAGACAAGCTAGTTTGTGAAGCACAGAAGTTAATTATAAAAAAGGGATTAAGCTATATAGAAGCTATAGAAAAAGCAAAAGAATTGATAGGATCTGAAAGAGTTGGCGCTCATGTAAATTCAGATTCAATCAATTCAAAAGAAATCAAGGATAGTATAACAGAAAATTAAAATAATTTAAACAGGAGGATTTAAATAATGAATATGTTATTACAAAATGATTTACAAGAAGTAAAAGAGGAATTTAAAGTAATTGACTTGCAAAGTGCTACATGGGTATTAAGAAAGTTAAGAGCAGTAAATGAAAAGATGAATGAAATTAATACTATAGCAGTTGAAGAAATATCAAGAATTAATGAGTGGGCAGAAAAAGAAGTTAAGTCATTAAATGACGATAAGGAATATTTTGAGGGGTTATTAAGTGCTTATTACATAGAGGAGAGAGCTAAAGATAAAAAGTTTAAATTATCAACTCCATATGGAAAAGTAACATCAAGAAAAACATCTAAATATATCTATGAAGATGAACAAGCAATTATGGATTATTGCAATATGAATGAAATAGATGTAATCAGAGTTAAAGAAGAGTTAGATAAGACTTCATTTAAGAAGCTTTGTAAAGATGGTGTAAATCAAGAAACAGGTGAAGTTGTTCCAGGAGTAAGAGTAGAAACTGTAGAGAACATAAGTATTAAAGCTGAATAGGAGATTTATATATGGGGATATATGATAAGTTATTTAATATTCAACAGGAGCTTAATGCTCCTAAGAACCAACGTAATAATTTCGGAAATTACAACTATAGAAGTTGTGAGGATATTTTAGAAGCAGTAAAGCCTTTATTAAGGGAAAATAAGTGTGTTTTAAAGCTAAGTGATGAAATTATTTATACAGAAGGTAGATACCATGTAAAGGCTACAGCAACTTTAACAGATGTAGAAACAGGAGAGAAAGAGTGGGCTACTGGATTAGCTAGAGAAGAAGAAAGTAAAAAGGGTATGGATGGAAGTCAGATTACTGGAGCATCTTCTTCATATGCTAGAAAGTATGCATTAAATGGATTGTTTTGTATTGATGATAACAAGGATAGTGATTCAACCAACACTCATGGAAAAGAGGGTAAGTCAAGTACTACAAATTTATCTGCAGCACAAATTAGAAGGTTATATACATTAGCTAATAATGCTGGATATGATAAAGCGAAAATTGAACAAATGATATCAACAAAATACAAAAAGGATATAAAAGCACTTACTAAAGTAGAATATGATCATGTTTGTAATGGATTGGAGGGCAAGAAGTAATGCAAAGAGCAAAGATTTACTTTGATAAGAATGAGTACAAACTTTATGTAAATAATTATGGTAGCAATATAGAGGTATTACTGGATAACAACGTAACAGAAACTAAGTTAATTATAGATAGTGATTTAGCTAGTGATTTAGCAGAAGAATTATTAGCTGCTAATGGAGAAAAAACTACAGTTGATTGGGAAGATGAAGTAGCAAAATTACAAGAAGAGATTGAATATTATAAGGACATTATAGAAGCTAAGGAGCAACAAGAAGATTTAATGAGAGAAAAGTTCTTTGATTGCACTTACTAGAAAGAGGTAGTTAGTATGGCAGAAGGGTGGATAAAACTTCATAGATGTTTATTTAATAAGGCTATATGGCAAAATTCCACTCCCGAACAAAAGGTAATACTTATTACCCTTCTAGGAATGGCAAATCACAAGGGAAAAGAATGGGAGTGGAAAGGTAAACAATTTAAAGCTAAACCAGGTATGTTAGTAACTTCACTTGATAGCATTTGTACAAGGTGTGGCAAAGGAATTTCAGTACAAAATGTAAGAAGTGCATTAAATAAATTTGAAAAATACGAATTTCTAACACAGGAAGTAACAAAGACAGGAAGGCTTATAACCATAGTAAATTGGGGCATTTACCAAGGTGTGATAGAAGAAGGTAACAAAGATACTAACAAAGAGGTAACAAACGACCAACAAAGCACTAACAAAGAGGTAACAAAGAGCCAACAAACAGGTAACAAAGAGGTAACAACTAACAAGAATGATAAGAATAATAATAATGATAATAATGTTAAAGAAAGAGAAGAATGGGAAGAAGGAGAAGAAGAAAAAGTTCCTTCACTTCCGCCTCTTTCATTCCCAACAAATACACATAAAAAGTTTTATGAGCAATGGGGAGAGGATTCCTATATGACATTGTTTATGGATGCAGTAGTTATTGAGGGGGAGGTTATTAATATATCATCACCATATAGCTTTAAAAATGAAATTTTAAGAAGTAAATATAAAGAATATTTAGAGATACTAACAGGAAAGAAAGTTGAAATAGGTGGTTAATTTGAAAGCATGGGAAAGTATGACTAATGCAGAAAGAGCAGAACAAACTTATAGAGATTTAAGGTTAAGGCAAGAGAGAAGGAGAGCAGGAGTAAGGGAAGCAGATAACTTTATGTTTAATAATATTCTCAAAGCTAAAAGAAATAGGGACAAGATTACTGCTAAAAAGTATAGACAAAGGTGGTAATTATGAGCTTTGAAGATGAATATAAAGAAGAAGCTTTACAGTATATCAATATTGTTAAGAGATTTGGTTCATTACAAGAGAATGATATAAGAGAAGCTTATAGATTAATGATTGATTCATTACAGGCTTATAATCGTTGGAGCAAGATTAAGTTAGACATAAAGAAAGACCTTAAAAGAGGAGAAAAGTCAGCATTAAAGGATAGGCTAGAAGAAATATGTAAGTATCTAAAAGAAGTTCACACAACTTCAAGAATGATATGGAGCAAGGCAAAAGATGATTTAAAGGTTAATAGAGAGGAGTAATAAAATGGCTTGCATAAGTGAAGATGAATTAAAAATATTTAAAGAATACTGCAGAATTAAAGGTGTAGAGAATACTTTTCTAAATTATATTATTTGGAAAGATAACATTGCATTAAATAAACTCAAAGCTAAATATTTTGCTAGAAATGATGGAGAGCAATAATGGTTGTAGTTGAAGGAAAAATAAAAGGTAAAGCTAGGCCACGCTTCAATACTAAAACAGGAAGAGCATTTACTCCAGGGGATACTATTACATATGAAAACTGGATTAAATGTTGTTACCAGGAGCAAGATGGAAAGTTTATAGATGGACCAGTAAGTGCAAGGATAGAGGTTTACTATAAAATACCTAAGTCATACACAAAGAAACGTGTACAAGCCATAAGAGATGGGTTAGAAATGCCTTTAAAGAAACCAGATAGTGATAATATAGCAAAAATAGTATTGGATAGTTTAAATAAAATTGCATTTGATGATGATGCTCAGGTAGTAGAGTTAACAGTGGTTAAGAAGTGGACTGAAGAGCAGGAAAGAATAGAGTTTGAATTGGAGGAAGTTAAAAATGAGAATTAATGAAAAGTATTCAATTGAAAGTGATGTTTTAAATGTAACAGTATATGAACATTCAGTAGTTAAAGAAAAGGAAAGTAAGAATTTGGGGAAAGAAGTTAAAAAGGCAGTAGGATATTTAACAACAATAGACCAAGCTTTTAAGTTTTTGATTGATAGAGAAGTAAAAGGAACTGGAATGGAAGATTTTAATACGATAATGAATAAAATCGCAGAATTAAGATTTGATATAGAGAGGATGTTAAAAAATGAATAAGGTGATTTTGATAGGACGTTTAACTAAGGATCCAGAGTTAAGATATGCAGCAGGAAGTGGAACAGCAGTTTGTAGATTTACTTTAGCAGTAGCAAGGCAGTTTAAAAAGGACGAAACAGATTTTATAAATTGTATAGCATTTAATAAACCTGGAGAAGCAATTGCGCAATATGTTACTAAGGGTAGGCAGTTAGCAGTTACAGGAAATATAAGAACTGGTAGTTATGATGGGAAAGATGGAACTAAGAGGTATACGACGGATGTAGTTGTAGAAAGCTTTGAATTTATAAGTAATAGTAATTCAAATAATAATCAAGGTAATGCAGAAACATGGAATCCGCAAGAGGATATGGGATTTGGTGAGGAAGTACCAACAGATTATGGAGATATGCCTTTCTAGGGGGAAATTATGAATAGAGCAGAAAGAAGAGCTAGAGAAAAAGAAAAGAAGAAAGATAGTAATAAGAAAGTTGAGGCTATGGCATGGTTTAGGTCATTGCCTCCTGCTAAACAAACATTGATAGATAGCTTAGTAAAAATTGAAGCAAGGAAAGAGAATGATAGCTTATTAAAAGCAATTGATAGATGTTTTAGTGCAGCAGTTTTTGAAGAACTTGAAAACTTAGAGTGGGAAGATGTTAAAAGAATTATAGATAAAAGCGCAGAGTTGATGCTAGATGATGCACATAAAATGAAAAATTTAAAAGAAAGTTTAGGAGGAAGTTACGATATGGCGATAAAGAAAATAAATGAAGAAATGGCACCAGAGGTTGAAAAGAGGGTAAGGGAGTTAATCAAAGATGGATATAATCAAAAAGTTAGTGTAAAGATGCTAATAGAAGAGTTTAACACTCTTAGTACAGCTATTTTAACTAATGCTTATAAAAGGACTAAGGCTATAGTTTCAGAAGAAGAAAAGTTAAAGAAGATAGCAGAGCAAGAAGAAAAAGCAAAAGATGTATCTAATAGAATAAAAGAAGTTTTAGGAGAACCAGATAAAGAATTAGAAGATGCATTAGAATACATTTTTGAAGATGATTTAAAAGAAGATGTTAAGGATAATGTTACAGACGAAAATAAGGCTCATACAGAAGAAAAAGATAATAAAGGTATAAATACACCTAAAGAAATAGAAAAAGCTAATATAGATGAGAATAACAAGACAGAAACAATGGTTAAGAATAAGAATAGTAAATTAAAAGTTGTTAAAGAGATTACTAAAGTTATAGAAAGATATGTTCAAGGAGAGTATGGCTTATACAACATAAAGGGAGCTGTAGTAACAGTAGATGAAGAATTTGCTTTCAGTAGCGCTAAAGATGTTAACTGTTGGGCAAGTGCTGAAAGAGAAGATTTACTAAAACAAATGGAAGAGATTAAAGCTAAGATTAACCACATAAATTCATGCGAGCAGGAAGCTATAGAAGTTATAGAAACGTTTATGAATATTTAAGTTATTAAATAGGTAGTGTAGCACCTAATGGTACAAGCAGACTACACATTGCACCATGACTTGTACCAGTGAACAATTTGAAATTATTGTAAAAATGGAGGGTTAAAATGGATATAAAATTAGAAAATATGTCTTATCAAGAATTTAAAAAGTATTGTAGTGATAGAGCAAGTGATGGACAATGGAGTATGCTTGAAGCAATGGCTTGTTTAAATGTTATTGAAGAGATAGATAAGATAAAAGTTAAAGGATTATTTAAAAAGAAAAAGACATTAGAAGCAAGAGAAATAGAATGGAAAAAAAGAAATTATAAAACAATATCATAGGAACAATTCAAAAAAAGTGAAATTATTATGAAGTAAATGGAGGAGAAAAGATGAAGTTGAGATTGAAATTAACATTAGATATTGATGTACCAGTTAATTGGGATAAAGATGAGTTTTTAGAACATGTAATAACCGAACTAGAAGAAGAATACGAAGATTATTTTATTGAATATGATTCATATTTCATTGAGGACAACCAATAAAAGCAATGAATAATTCAAAAATATTGGAGGAAAAATGAAAGTTAAAACTTTATTAAATAAATTAAGATTAAAGGAACATCAAACTATAAGAGTTTTAGATGATAATGCTGAATATTTTATCGAAACAAAAAACAAAAAAGAAATTGCAGAAGAGTGTGGAAGGTCTAGTGTTTTAGAATTTGAATACTCAAAGTTTGGGGATTGTTTCATAATTCACATAGGTAAACTAAGATAAATTAGAAAATTTAAAAACAGGAGGAAGAGAATGTATTATAGAGCAGATGTATATAAGGATGCAGTAGTCAAAAATAGTTTTATTGCAAATAGCGTAGACGTTTTAAAAAGTAAAGCAGAGCCTTATATAAAAGACGATAAAGTTACACAAATAGTAGTGTCAGAGGTTAAAGATATTGGATTCTTTAAAGTTCCGTCTGAACTGGAAGAGTATTTAAAATGTAAAATATTATAGTGAATGATTCAAAAATAGGAGGAGAATATGGATTTAAAAAATCAAATAGAAAATATAATTTGGCATATAGAAAACAATAGAGAGGTTTCTGGAGATACTATAGTGCTAAATGATGTGCTGAAAGCGTTAAAAAATATAGAAAAACGCTTAAAGTAGATTGGAAATTATTGCGAATGAATTTGTAAATAATACTTACAAGTTATAGGACAAGGAATATTCGGATTTTAGGAGATTTTGGGTATGGATTTAAAAATAATGAAGTCTACAGGTAAGGAATGGTATGACAAGTGCATAGGAGAAAGATTTACTATTCATTCTGAAAGTAAAAAAGGTGGCAGGGGTAAATATGTAGTAAGAATACCAAAACACCTAAGAGAGTTAATGAATGGACATATGTATGGTTGGGTTGACAAAGAGCATTGCATATTATTAAAGCCCTTACCTTGCGATTATAAGTTAATAACTTTAAATAATACTCTAGCATTAATTCCAGTGGAGGAAGAACAATGAAAATTAAAGATTTAATAAAGAAATTAGAAGAGTTAGATGGTGAAAAAACTATAGCAATTTATGATTATGAAGAAGGCAAGGAAGAGTTAAGTTTACTTATTCTTAGAAATAACTATGTCGATGGCAAAAGTGATTATTTAATTGAATAGAATTGATTCGTCATTCAAATAAAGAGAGAATAGAAGGGAATACGGATAATGCTATATACTTCTATTCTCATAAGATAATCAAATTCAATTAGTGAATAGGGAGGAGAAGGACATGGAGAACTTAAACTATAGAAATTGTAATGAAGAAGTAACTGTAAAATTAATAGGAAAATTAACAATGGAGTTTCCAGAGCTAGAGGTTAATCTACCAAAACAGTTAGAGATAAAAAGATTGGTAGAAGAAGTTTTATATGGATATGAGGTTACTACAAAAGAAACAGCATTAGTAACAAGTGATCTTGAAGATAGAATAAATTATTTTCTAGCAACTAAAAAGCTTGAAGGTTTATCAGAAGCAACTTTAAAGAATTATATATATAACTTAAGAAAATTATGCAAATTCTTTAATAAGCCAGTATCTATGATTACAAGCGCTGATATTAAAATGTTCATGTATGCAGAAAGTAGTACTAAAAGTGCTGCTGGAATGAACACATTTATGACACCTATTAAATTATTCTTTGCATGGCTTCAAAATGAAGAGTTTATAATTAAGAATCCATGTTCTTCGGTAAAACCAGTAAAAGAACCAAAACGAGAAAAGAAACCTTTAAATGAAGAACAAGTTGAAATGTTAAGAGATTGTATGCTTAGTAGGAGAGATAGAGCAATATTAGAATTTTTCTTATCAACTGGTTGTAGAGTAGCTGAAGTTGGCAATGTTAAGGTAAAAGATTTAGATATGACTAATAAAACTTTATTAGTTATAGGAAAAGGAAATAAAGAAAGAAGAGTATATTTTACAGAAAGATGTAAAAGAGCAATACTTAATTATCTTAGAGAACGTGAAGAGCAAGGAATAATAAGCGAATATTTATTCTGTTCTTCAAAAGCTCCAAATAAAAAATCGAATAATACAGAGCCTTATAAAAAATTAAATAATCGTGGTTATCAAGTAATTGTAAATAAAATGCAAAAGATGGCTAATATAGAAATGAGAATCACTCCGCATACATTTAGGCATACAATGGCTACATTTGCTTTAAGAAGTGGAATGGCTCCAGAATGCATACAACAAATTTTAGGACATAATGATGTTGGATTAACATTAAGGGTATATGCAAAAGTGGCTCAAACTGAAGTTGAACATTCATATAGAAAATTAGTTTCATAAAAAATATTATAAAGAATAGGAGTAATTCATGGGAATATTAGATAGAGCAGTAGAAAAGTATGGAGAAAGACAACTGGATCAAGCACAAGAAGAATTAGCAGAATTAATAGTTGCTATAAGTAAATATAAAAGAGCAGTAGATAAAGATAGAAATACAGATAAAGCAGTAATAGATGTAATAGAAGAAATAGCAGATGTTAACATAATGATTAAGCAGGTAATGATGTTATTAGATATAGAGGAGTTTGAAGTCCAAAACATAGAGATAGCAAAGTTAAATAGATTAGAAAAAAGGATGGATAGTTAATGAGCAGAGATAAATTCAAAAAGACGGAAGATAAGTTATATAACTATTTCAATAAAGAGAAGAAAATAGCTACATTAAATTATCGAATAGAAGTATTAAAGAAGCAGATAGATAAAATTAATCAAGAACTTAGAGAGTGCGATATTAATATTGAAATAGAAAGTAGTAGTCCAAGATTTGAAGAAAGAGTACAGAGTTCATCGGATGGAACAAGTTATGCAGAAAGAGAAGTAATAAGGATAACTGATTTAAAGTTAAAAAGAAAGTTATCTAAGGAAATAGAGATAGAAGAGATAAAAGAGGAAATAGAAAATATAGAGTTAGATAATTCTATACTAGAATATAACTTAAAATACATTAATGAAGAATGGTACAAGCTATTGGAATTAAAATATAAATTTAAAAAGAATGAAACACAAATATCATTAGAAATGAATATAAGCCAATCACAAGTAAATAAGATAAAGCAAAAGGCTATTGCTGATATTAGAAGATGGGAAGAGTGGCGAAAGGTGGAATAAAAAAGGAATAAAATATGAATAATTATATAGACAATATATGCAATAATGAGTATGTAGAAATTATACGTTGAGTATAAATTTTACGGCATGGTTAAGTCCTCCTGTAAAATAGAGAGCATCCAGTATAAAAACTGGGTGCAATATGGAGATATAGTTTATTAATAAAAAGGGGTTTAGCTTAGGAAAAGCAGTAGTGGGAGGAATAGTATTAAATCCTATACTTGGTGCAGCAACTGGAATGATAGGTAAAGATAAAATAATAGTAACCTGTTTAAATTGTGGTAGACAGTTTAAAGCAGGACATGGAAGATAGCACTTACTTATGTAGGTGTTTTTATTATTCATTAAAAAAGGGATGTATAAACATGAAGAAATCACTAAGAAGAATTATAAATCTATTAGATAGATTTAATTTTGATAACATCTATTTAATGTCGGAAAATAATATGTGCAATAATATGTATATAAAATATATACAACGATACATCAATAAAGATAAATATAAAATAATAGTATTAAATAACAGAACTTTAAACAATATTAATCTTAAAGGTAATGATGTACTAATATTATGTGGAAGATGGTACTTAAACAGAATAGCACAGGAGCATGGATTTAATAATCTTATAAGAGAACGATTTAAAATAACCATACCGTTTGATGAAATTGAATAAAGCTAAGAAGGAGAAATTAAATGCCATTAAAGAGTTGTAAGTATTGTGGAAGAATACACAAAAAAGATTTTGTATGTCCAATGAAGCCTAAGAGCAATAAGTACAAAACAAGTGAAGCAGATAAGTTTAGATGGACCAAAGCGTGGCAGAGGAAAAGAGAAGAGGTAAAGAGAAGAGATAAATTTTTATGCCAGATATGCATAAGGAAGTTATACAACACAATAAAGAAGTATAACTACAATGATTTAGAAGTGCATCATATAGTACCAATTAAAGAAGATTATGAACTAAGATTAGAAGATAGTAACTTAATAACTGTCTGTGAATATCACCATGAATTAGCAGAGCAAGGAACCATACCAAGGGATGAATTATTGGCCATCGTACAAGTACAAGAAGAGGGTAAAAATGCTTAGATATACCCCCGGGGGTTTTGACACTTTCAGAGGGGGGCTTAGGACACCACGTGTCCACCTCGGAACACAAAATATTCCCACATCAGATTTTCAAAAGATAATTTTTAAGAAAGGAGGTTTATTATGCCTACACCACCAAAACCTTTTACAGTTTTAAAAAATGAAAAAAAATCACATAGGACAAAGAAAGAACTTGCATTAAGAGAAAAAGGAGAAGCAGCTTTAGCTACTGGTGTAGCTATAAGAGAACGACCCGAAGTTAAAAATAATCCAGTAGCACATAAGGAGTTTTTAAGGATAAACAAGTTACTTAAAAATATAGAAAAGAACGATTCGATTTATGAAGCAGTTATAAATAGGTATTGTTTATTACAAGCTGAATGTGCTGATTTTGAAAAGAAAAGAGAAGAGATTTATAATTTAATTCAAATGTTAAAAGAAACATTTTATTCGTTAGTTGATGAATTAGAGGGAAAAGAAAAAGCAATAGAGCTAAGAAGTTTTAGTGACAATATGGCTTCTTTATCTAGCACCATTATTAGTATAGATAAGCAACTACAAAGTAAGCGTAAAATGTTACTTGACATAGAAAAAGAAAATATAATGACAATAGCTTCGGCTCTTAGAAGTATACCTAAGAAAGTAGATACTGAATCTAATAAGGAAAAATTATTAAGGGCTATAAATGGAAATTAAAGAAAGTAAAGCTTATAAATACGCAAAGTGGTGTGTACCAGATGTTAATCGAAAAGTACCTATATATGTTAAGAAACAGGCACAAGATTGGTTAAATAAAGCTGATGGAATAGACAAAGAAGCTTATGTTGATGAGAAAGAATTAAATAAAATAAATAGAATATTAGGCTTAATGGTTCATCCGGATTTAATGTGTCCTATGAATGAAGGATTAGAGGATTATGCATGGTTCTTAATAGTTGCAACGTTATGTACAAAATTAAGAAATGATGAAAATAAAGATATAAGATATTATATAACAGCTGTACTAGAAATAAGTCGTAAAAATTTTAAGACTTTTAATAGTGCAGTTATTTTTATACTTTTATTAATAACTGATAAGCCATTTTCACGTTTTTTTTCAGTTGCACCAGATTTAAAATTATCTTCTGAGTTAAAAATAGCAATAAGAAAAATAATAAAAGTTAGTCCTTTGTTAGCAGAAGAGGATGTATTTAAAGTTCTTAGAAGTGAGATAAGATGTTTATTAACTGATAGCGAATATATTCCATTAGCTTATAGTGAAGATAAAATGGATGGTAAACTTGCAAATGCTTTCTTAGCAGATGAAGCAGGAGCTATGGACAGTTATCCAATAGAAGCTATGAGATCTTCTCAAATAACTTTATTTAATAAGCTTGGAATTATTATTAGTACTCAATATCCAAACGATAATAATGCTATGATAGATGAAATTGATATATCTAAAAAAGTGTTAGATGGATTAATAGATAACAAAAGAAGATTTTCTTTATTATATGAACCTAATAGTGAACTTTTAGTTAATGATCTATGGCAAACAGAAGATTTAATTATATATCAAAGCAATCCAGTTGCAGTAAATAATGAATATATTTTTGAAGCCATAAAAGAAATGAGAACAATGGCTATTTTATATGAAAATAAGAGAGAAAATTATTTGTGTAAGCACAATAATATAAAATATAAAGGGCTAGGTGTTGAAGGATTTGTTGATATAACTAAAGTTAGGGAATGTAAGATAAAAGAAAATTTAAGATTTTGGAGAGGGAAAAAAGTATATCTAGCATTTGACTTTTCTCAAAGTAGTGATAATACTGCAGTAGCAATGGTAACAGAGTGGAATGGTGAGATATATACTAAAGTTTGGGGGTTCATTCCAAAAGAAAAACTTGAATTGAAAAGTAAGAGAGAGAATGTAAATTATAAACAACTTATAAAAGATGGAGTATGTTTCGCATGTGGAGATGAAGTAATAGACTATGGATTTGTAGAAGCTTTTATAATGCATGTTGAAGATGAATATAGGGTTGAAGTGCTTCAAATAGGATATGATAGATGGAACGCCTTAAGTTCTGCACAAAAATTAGAATCTGCTGGATATGAGTTGGTAGAAATAAAGCAACATAGTAGTGTACTACATATGCCTACAAAATTACTTTTAGAAAGTATATTGAGTAAAAAGTTTAAGTATGAAGAAAATAGATTGCTAGAAATAAACTTCCAAAATGCGAGATGTACAGAAGATACAAATAAAAATAAATATGTAAATAAGAAAAAATCAGAAGGTAAAGTTGATATGGTAGTAGCTTTAATTAATGCTATTTATCTATTACAACAAGAACAATTAAATACAATAGATTGTAGCATTCAAGTTATATAAGAAGGAGGTGAATATATGAATTTAAGATTTTGGAGAAAAAAAGAAGAGAGAATGTCTTTGGAAGAGTTGTTATTAAAAGCAGGAGTGCTGACTGATAAAATAACAAAAAAAGAAGCTTTAAATTTACCTTCTGTAAGTGCTTGTGTGGAAATGATAAGCAATACAGTTGCAATTCTTCCTATAAAACTTTATAAGGAAAGTAATGGGAAGGTTGAAGAAGTTATTGATGAAAGAGTAGCACTACTAAATGATGATACTGAAGATACTTTAGATGGGTTTCAATTTAAAAAAGCTATTGTGGAGGATTATTTACTTAATGGAGCTGGTTATGCTTACATAAAAAGAGAAAGGAATAAGGTAAAAGGTTTATATTATGTAGATAATGAAAGCTTGGGAATAAGTATTAATTCTAATGCTATCTTTAAAAGTTATGATATTTTAGTTGATGGAGATACTTATAAAGATTATGAATTTTTAAAAGTTACAAGAAAAACAAAAGATGGGATAACAGGAAAAGGAATTATAAAAGAAAATGACTTGACTTTGGCAACTGCATATAATTCTTTAGCTTTTGAAAATATACTAGTTAAGACTGGTGGAAATAAAAAAGGGTTTCTTAAGGCACAAGGGAAGTTAACAAAAGAAGCCATTACAGAACTGAAGTCAGCTTGGGATAATATGTATAAAAATAATACTGAGAATGTTATTGTTTTAAACAATGGCTTAGACTTCCAGGAAGCTTCAAATACTTCTGTTGAAATGCAGTTAAATGAAAATAAAAAGACTAATTTCACATCAATATGCACAATATTTAATGTTGCTCCTTCGTTATTAGAAGGAAAAGCAACTGATATAGAATACAATAACTTTATAAAGATAGCTATATTACCAATTTTAAAAGCTATAGAAACTTCCTTAAATAAGGACCTACTCTTGCCAAGTGAGAAAGGTTCTTTTTATTTTGCATTTGATACTAAGGATTTGTTAAAAGGCGATATAGAAAAGCGTTTTAAAGCATATGAAATAGCTACTAGAAATGGAATTATGCAAGTGGATGAAGTTAGATATATGGAAGATTTAGAGCCTTTGGGATTAGAGTTTATAAAATTAGGGCTTCAAGATGTTTTATATAACCCTAAAACAAAAGAAATTTACACTCCAAACACTAATAAATCTGTTAATATTGATAATCCATCAGATGATTTGAAAGGGGGTGAAATAGATGAAGATAGAAATAAGAAATGATAGCGTCTTGTTAGATGGGTATGTAAATGCAGTAGCAAGAGATAGTAGACCAATTCCAAGTGTAAAAGGCAAATTTGTTGAGCAAGTTATGCCTAAAACATTTGAAAGAGCATTAATGAAAGCTGAAAATGTAGATTTACTTTTAAATCACGATAAAAATAGAAAGTTAGGTTCTATAAAAGAAGGGAATTTAGAGTTATTTGAAGATAATATCGGTTTAAGAGCTATATGTACTGTTTTTGATGAGGAAGTAATTAAAAAAGCTAAGAATAATGAGTTAAGAGGTTGGAGCTTTGGATTCTATATAAATAAGGATCATTGGGAAGAAAAAGATGGTATTCAAAGAAGATATTTAGAAGAATTAGAACTTAACGAAGTATCTATCTTAGATAATACAAGAGTTCCAGCCTATATTGCTACTTCTATTGAAACAAGAGAGGGGCAAGATATTGTAAAAGAAACAAGAGGAGAAGAATTTAAAGCAGTAATAGAAGATAAATCCCAAAAAGAAGAAAAAAGAGAAAATAAAACTATTGATTATTCTCAATATGAAAAAGAAATAGATTTTTTAAAAATGAAAGGTGGAAAATAAGAATGAACGAAATAAAAATAAAAAGAATATTAGAAACAAGAGCATTGCCAACACTTATAGAACAAAGAAATAATTTACTTGATGAAATGGATAATCTATTAAATAAAGCAAAGGAAGAAACAAGAGCTTTAACGGATGAGGAAAATAATAGATTCGAAGTAATTAAGAATGAAATTTCAAAAATAGACAATACTTTAAAAGCAGAAGAGGAAGCTAGATCACTTGAAAAGAAAGAAGAAAAGAAAGAGGAAAAGAGAAGTGCTCAAGATATTTTCTCTGATTTTATAAAAGGTGAAACAAGAGCAACTGGAGAAATGACTACTACTTCAAATGGCAATATTATTCCTACTGAATTGTCTAAGGATATAATAAAAAAAGTTAATGAGCTTAGTGGTATATTCTCAAAAGTTAGAAAGATAAACTCTACAGGTAAGTATCAACAAATAATAGAGAAGAATAAAATTACAGCTGGATGGACTGATGAATTATCAGAGGTAACTAAATCTGATGGAGACTATGATGTAATTGAAATTGGACATTATAAACTAGGTGCATTGACTAAGATTTCTTTAGAGTTAATAAACCAAGCTAATTTTAATATAACAAATGAAATAGTAGGACAAATAGCTCAATCATTTTCAGAAAAAGTTGAAGAAGCAATAATAAAGGGTGATGGTAATAAGAAGCCTACAGGACTTACTACAAGTGGAGTAAATGTGAATTTAGCTTCAAAAACTGCTATAACAGCAGATGAATTGGTAGATATATATCATGCTATTAAAGCTCATTATATACCTAGTGCTACTTGGCTTATGTCTAGAGATACCTTAGCTAAGATTAGAAAATTAAAAGATAATGATGGACAATATATATTCCAAGCTGATATGACTAAAGAGTATATAGGATATATTTTAGGAAAACCGGTATTAATATCAGAATTTATGGATAACTTGGGGGAAGTAAGTAAAATTCCTGTAATGTTTGGAGATTTTGAAAAAGCTTATGCTGCTAATGTAAATCCTCAACAAACAATTCAAATATTAAATGAAGTTTATGCTACTCAAGGTGCCAAAGGTGTATTAGGGTTCTTATTCTTAGATGGCAAACCTATAAATGCTGAATGTTATGCAGTAGCTAAAACTCCAGCTGAATAAATTTGAGTAGGATATTCCTACTCTTTACTTTTTGGAGGTGATTAAATGAAGGTAAAAGCATTAGTAAGTTTTGCTGGTGCTTTTTCTATGTATAAAGGGGAGGAAAAGGAGTGTAATGATAAAGTTATACTCCAAGATCTTCTTAAAGCAGGATATGTAGAAGAGGTAAAGGCAACTAAAAAGAAGGTGAAAGCTAGTGAAGATTAGTGAAGTAACTATTACTGATTTAAAAGAGTATGCAAATGTTGATCATGATTATGATGATAAGATATTTAGCAATATATTATTAGCTGCAAAGAGCTATATAAAAAGTTATACAGGATTAAATGAGGAGCAAATTGATAATAAGGAAGATTTAACAATAGCTTTAATGGTGCTGTGTAATGAAATGTATGACAATAGAGTATTTTCGGTTCAAGATAATAAAGCTAATACTGTAATCACAAATATATTAGATATGTATGCAGTTAATTTATTGTAGGTGATCTTATGAGTAGATATAGAATTAATCCAGGAGAATTAAGGCATAGAATAACAATTCAAAAACTTAATAATTCTCAAAATGAATATGGGGAAGTTTCTGAACTATGGGAGGATATATTAAATGTTAGAGCTGGAATATATCCGATTAGTGGGAAAGAGTTTTTTGCAGCAGAAACAGTAAATAGTGAGATAAGCCATAAGGTTAAAATAAGGTACATTGAAGGAATAATGCCTAACATGAGAATAAAGTTTAATAATAGGATATTCTCTATTGAATCTGTAATTAACTTTCAAGAAAGAAATATAGAACTACAACTTTTATGTAAGGAGTTGATATAATGGCTAATTTCAAGATAGAAGGCATGAAGGAGTTGCAAAAGTCCATCAAGAAATTAGGACAAGTTCCTCAAAAATGTGTAACTCCAGCAGCTAAAAAAGGTATGAATATAGCTCTTAAAAGTGCTAAGAAAAATGCCCCAGAAGATACTGGAGAATTAAAAGCTGGAATGAAGTTAATAGGTGAAAAATCTAGAACTAAAGGTAAAAAAGTTTACCAAGTTGTTTTTGATAGAAGTAAAAATGATATATTTCAAAAGAAAAATAAAGAGGGGAAAGTTACAGGCTATTATCCAGCTTCTCAAGAGTATGGATTCTTTGCGAGGAATGGAAGGTATATACCAGGATTTCATTTCATGAAAAGGTCTATGGAAGATAATAGTGGAGCTATAACCAAGAAAATAGTTAATGAAATGAGTAAAAATATAGATAAGGCATTAGGTGGGAAATGATAGAGAAAGCTTTAAGATATGAATTAAATAAAGTTAGTGAGTTAGAAAATAAAATATTCCCTATGAATGCTCCAGAAGGTCAAAAGCCACCTTATTTAGTTTATATAACAAGAAAGAAGCCTTTAAAAGATTTGGGTGGAGTAACAGAAGATAGAGAGTGTTACTTAATACTTAACATTTTATGTAGTTCTTACTTTGAAATGAAAGATATAACTAAAAAGATTGAAGATATAATCATTAAGGGCTCACTAAAAAGTATAGGCAAAGAAAATTTATATATTCAAGATATAGATATTACTGATATATCAGAAAGTTATGAAGAACAATTAAAGTTACACAGAGGTATTATAACTTTTACAGTTTATTATAAGGAGGAATAAGAATGGCAACAAGAAGTTTAGGAACTGTTTTAAAAATAGGAGAAACAGCATCAGCTGTAAAGGTTGGTGGATTAACAGAAATAGGCGGTATTGAGTTAAGCGCAGATACTCTAGACACTACTACATTGGATAGTGACGGAGGATATAGACAATTTATAGGTGGATTTAAAGATGCAGGAGAAGTTAGTTTAAGTGGATATTTAGAAATAACTTCAACAGATGGACAAAAAAAGATGTATGATGCATTTGAATCTGGAGAAGAACAAAGCTTTGCTATAGAATTTCCAGAGAGTATAGGAGCTAAATGGGCATTTAAAGGAGTTGTTACTGGATTTTCTACGGGAGCAAGTTTAGAAGATTTAATTAGCTTTGGATCAACAATTAAAGTATCTGGAAAACCAACTCTAACAGTTAAAGGAGAATAATAAATATGATAGAGATTATTAGAGAAAAGGGAATAACTAAGAAAATCTTAATTGATGGAGTAGAGCAAAAGAATGTTACTGGATATGTTCTTGAAGAGAAAGCTGATGAAATAAATACTATAAAAATAACTTATGTAGATCGTGTGAAGTTTAAGGAGGAATAAATATGTATGTACCAATAGAATTAGATAAAACAAGAAACTTTAGATATGGTATGAAAGCTATGTCATACATAGAGGAAAAGTTAAAGAAACCAATAGCAAAATTAGATTTAGAGGGATTAACTATGAAAGATACAGCTATAGTTATATGTGCAGGATTAATGCATGAAGATAAAAAATTAAATCCAGATAAGGTTATGGATTTAATAGATGAAAAGGGAAATTTCTTAGAAGTAATAGAAGCAATGGGAAAAGCCTTTAATGAAGCTTTTGGTGGCAATGAAGTAAATGAAGAAAAAAACGATTAGAGGGTAACGATGAAGAATTTTCTATAAAGGAAAGTTTGAAAATCGCTACCCTTTGTGGTTTGTCTCCTTTAGAGTTTTGGGAGCTAACACCATATGAATTTAGCTTAGTGGTTAATGCTTATGCAAAGAGAAGCGAAGAAGAGGCAGAAGAGAAATTAACTCTAGCTTATATTAATGCAATGTGGACTATTCAATTCTTAGGTAAAAATAAACCTAAGCTTGATGATATTTTAAAGAAAAATCATAAAAAAGAAATGACAGATGAAGAAATGTTAAATCAAATCAAACTCTTAAATAATATTTTAGGAGGTGAGATAACTGGCAGTTAAGAATTTGCTTATTAGAGGTGGAGCAGACTTTAGCAATATGCAAACTGGACTTAATAAAGCTCAAAAAAATCTTTCCAACTTTCAAAGAAATGTAAGCAGTATAATGGGGAAAGTTGCAGGTATTTTCGCAGCTATAAAGATAGGGGAACTTATCAAAGATAGCGTTGAAGATGCCATGAGCGTTGAAAGCTCAATAGAAAATATAAATAGGACTATGCAAGGTAGTGCAAAAGCTTTTGGAGATTGGGTTAAAAGTCAATCACAAGCATATGGGATGAGCATTCAAGAAGGATATAAGTACGGTTCAACTTATAGTAACTTAATATCAAGCTTTCAAAGCAATACTAAAGAAATAGCTAATAGTACACAAGAATTAATGAAAGCAACTTCAATAATAGCTAGTAAAACTGGTAGGACTTTTGAAGATACAGCAGAAAGAATTAGATCTGGTATGCTTGGTTCAACTGAAGCCATTGAGGATTTAGGAGTTTATACACAAGTTTCTATGCTTCAGAGTACGGAAGCCTTTAAACAACTAGCTAATGGGAAGTCATGGCAACAATTAAATTTCCAAACACAACAACAAATAAGACTTGCAGCTATATTGGAACAAACATATGCAAGGTATGGAAATACATTAGCTGATACAACCCAAACAAGGCATAATCAATTTATTGCAAGTTTAAAAAATGTTCAGCTAACACTAGGACAAGCTTTTTTACCAATTTATAATGCTATACTACCACCATTAACTACTTTTATGAATGCATTAAGCAAAGCTATATCAATAATTGCTCAATTTACAACAGCTTTATTTGGTAAACCTAAAGCAGCACAACAACAAACTGAATCTATAGCTAGTCAAACAAGTGCTGTTAGTGGATTAGGAGATAGTTTAGACGATACTACTGACAGTGCAAATAATGCTAAAAAAGCTATTAAATCATTAGCTGGATTTGATGAAATAAATACATTAAATCAATCGAGTGGAAGCTCTGGAAGTTCTGGAGGGAGTTCGGGTGGTGGAATAGATACATCTGGACTAGACTTAGGAGAAGGTGGCTTTCTATCATCAGTAACAGAAGTTAGTGAAAAGATACAAGCTTTTGCTGATAAAATAAAAAAATGTTTTAATACATTAAAAGAATTTATTATAACAAATAAAGATGTAATAATATCAGCTTTAGCAGGAATAGCAGCTGCTTTTACAACTTATTTTGTAATGTCAAATTGGACAAAAATAATAGAAAGTGTACAATTAGCATTTTATGCATTAGGATATGCAATAAGTGGTATAAGTTGGCCGATAGTAGCAATTTCAACAGTGATAGGGTTATTAGTGGGTAATATAGTTTATTTATGGAGAACTAATGAACAGTTTAGAGATTCTGTAATAGAAGTGTGGAATAACATAAAGGAATTTATAAGTACTGTTACAACAGACATAGGAACAATATTAACTAATCTTTGGGATAAGTACGGGAAAACATTAATAAAAAATATAAAAGATTTCTTTGGAACTATACAAAGTTTTATACTAAATGCCTGGGAGAATGTAATTAAACCTATAATAGAAAATGCGTTAGATATGCTTACGCAATTATGGAATAAACACCTTAAAGGATTAGTAGAAGAGCTTGGAGAATTTATTATGAAATTAACAAATGGAGTTCTTGAAATATGGAATAAATTTATATCTCCTATTGTTGATTTTTTAGTAAAGACATTAGGGCCAATTTTTGTTACTGTATTTAACTATATAGTTGATAGTGTAGGAACTGCTATTGCTTTTATTTCAGATTTAATAAAATCTCTATTACAAGTATTTAATGGATTAATAGATTTTATTCTTGGAGTATTTACTGGGAATTGGAGCAGAGCTTGGCAAGGTGTAGTAAATATATTTTCAGGAATATTTAATGGAATAGTAGGAGTTGTTAAATGGCCTTTAAATCTGATAATAGATATGGTTAATGCAGCTATTTCCGGAATAAATACTATGATAAAAACAATAAATAAAGTTCCAGGTGTTAGTATACCAACTATAGGTAAAATTCCTAAATTAGCAAAAGGAGGAATTATAGATAGTCCAACAATTGCAATGGTTGGTGAAGCAGGAAGAGAAGCTGTAATGCCACTTGAAAATAATACTGGTTGGATAACTGATTTAGCTAATAAGGTTGCTGAAAGATTACCTTCACAATCAAGTACTAATAATAACAATGACCAGCCTATTAATTTTACTATTCAGGTCGGGCAAACTACTTTAGGTAAGATTGTTATAGACAGTATAAACAAAGTACAAAGACAAGCTGGAACTAATTTAATAAGAATATAGAGGTGATAATTTTATATGTTAAAGATAAATGGCGTAGCAATAGCTACGCCTAAAGCTTTTGAAGTTACAATTTCAGATTTAGATGGAGAAAGTAACAGAAATACAAATGGAGAATTAATTAGAGATAGAATTGCAGTAAAAAGAAAATTAAATTGTGAGTGGGGGCCACTATCTCAAAGTGAATGTTCAACTTTATTAAAAGCTGTTAAAGATGTATTTTTTCAAGTTACTTATCCAGATCCTGAACTAGGTGTAGTAACCAAAACAATGTATGTTGGTGATAGAACATCCCCAGCTTATTCAGCAATAAATGGAGTAGTTAAATGGAATGGAGTTAAATTTAATTTAGTTGAGAGGTGATGTAATTGATAAATGTAAGCAGTCAGTATAAACGAGCTATTAAAGAACCTTCTAGATTACTTAAGTCTACTATATTAATTAACAACAAAACTTATAGTGATAGTGAAATAATTTCTATAAATTATGATGAAAATTTATTTATGGAGAGTGAGTTTTCAATAGGTTCTGCAATTATGTCATCTATTGAAGTTGAGTTAAAAAATATTCAGGATGTTATTGATGATTTTATAGAAGGAAATGAATTTGAAATAAGATTAGGTATTGAAGTAAGCGACAATAATTTTGAGTTTATTTCATTAGGTTTTTTTATTATTGAAGATATAGATAAAAATAAATTTAGTATAAAAATCTATGCTAATGATAGAATGATTAAATTTGAAAAAGATTATTCAACGGGTTTAACATTTCCTGCAACTATAAAAGATATTACTTTAGATATAGCAAATAAAGCTGGAGTTCAATTAAAAACAACAAGTTTTATTAATAGTGATTATTTAGTATCTATAAAGCCAGATTTAACAGATATAACATTAAGAAAAGCTTTAATGTATATAGCTGAACTTGCAGGAGGATATTCAAGAATAACACGAGATGGATATTTAGAAATATTTAATATAGATGTTAGCGTTGAAAATAATTTTAACTATGCAAGCGAAGACTTATATACTGATGAAATAATAAATGATGAATTAAGTAATTATGATTATAACACTGTTACTGGAGATAATCTTATTACATTCTCTAATAAAGCATTTACAATAGCTAAAATAGATAAAGTAATAGTTGAGATTCCTGGTATTAAGGAAGAATTAGGGGATGGAGAAAACACTTATTATATTACTGATAATTTATTTTGTCAGAATCCAGCTGCAGTAATACAAAACATTTATAATATTTTAAGCAAAATAAGTTATGTTCCTTATGATATTAAATTGCAAGGCAATCCAGCTTTACAAGCTGGAGATAGTATCACTATAAAAAATAATGGAAGCTTAATAAATACTTTAATCACTAGTAGAACTCTTTCATATGCCGGTGGGTTAACTGAACAATATAAAGCTGTAGGTAAAAGTAATACAGAGAAACAAAGTACTGGAAAAGGTAATGTATCAGTTGAAGTTGCTAAGGTTAAAACTGAAATAAAGGTTGTTGCTGGGGAAGTAGAACAAAAGGTAAGCAATGAAGACTTTGAAAGCTACGTAAAGCAAACTGCTGAAGAAATTGCAACAAAAGTAACTGGTGAAGATGTTGAAGTATTAGTAAAGCAAAATGCTGAATCATGGGAGTTATCTATTAAAGGTAAGTTAAATGGAAAAACATATAAGTTTGATGGTGAAAATTTTACTATAGGAAGTAGCGAAAATGGAGATAAAGTAGAACATAATAATTCTCATTCAATTTATTATCATGAAGATGGTTCTTATACTAAGATTAGTGCAGATGGATTAGAGAGATATGTAAATGGAGAATCTAAAAAGTATAATTATTTAACTTATACAGGTTCTGTTTGGGTTGATAGCGGAGTTGCAACAAAAATAAATATACCTGATGAATTTAAAAATAAACCATATAAAGCGTTAGTTAGTGTTGTAAGTCTAGATGGTGAATACACTAGGCATGGAATGAGATTAAGTTCATTTTATTTGAAGAAACTTAATGTTGGTAATACTGGAATAGATGTTACTGCTGTTAGTTATTATACATGGGTTGACATTGATGATAAAGAATATTATGACCAATGCGGAAGAATATCTTTATCATATATTTTAACGTTATAGGAGGGATTAGATGGTAATAACTTATATAAAAGAAACTGGAGAAATAGTTTCTCCAGTTCAGACAAGCTCCAAGGCATTAACTATGGAAGATGTTTTTGGAGAAAAAACATCTATAATGAGCAATATTTATGATGTGGTAAATATTGTTGATAATATGGATGTTTTTAACTCTATATTTAATTACTGTGTAGATATTAATACTAAAGAGGTTAAATTAAAAAATGGCATTAAAATACAAAGGATGGAGGGAGATTAGATGGCATACAAAAAAACTCTTTGGAAAGATAGAGTTGTAGAGAAACCAAATACCTATAGATCTGTAGAAAATCCTGATGGGACAATTACTCTTTATCCTATAACTGGACAAGTTATTGAAAAAGGTACACCAGTAAGTGCTGCTAATTTAAATAAAATTGAAAATGGGATTGTAGAACTTAACGAACAATTGGATAATAAAGCACTCAAAGGTAAAAATATAAGAATAATAGCTAAGGAAAATGGGGATTATTCTTTACCTTCTTTATGTGTCGCTGATGGTGGAGATACTATGGAAAATCCTATAACTATGCTTTTATTCCCTGGAACGTATGAAGACCAAGTATACATTAAGCAATGGTCAAGGATTAATTTTGTAGGAACAAATAAGAAAGATTGTATAGTAGTAAATCATGGAGGTGGTTATAGTGATGAACCATTAATTACTGCTGGTGAAAGGTATATAGCTAATATTACTTTTAAAGCAACACATGAAAAATCAACTATTACTGATAAAAACCTTTGGAAATCGTACGCATTTCATGGTGATAAATCAGAGGGTGGGGATGGTACAACATTAATTGAAAACTGTAGATTTGAAAGTTATCATAGTGCAAGTGTTGGTCTAGGTATTTACAACAATCAAAAGTTTCATTTTAAAAATTGTGAATTTTATTCAAAAATTGACTGGGATAGTACGCAAGCAAACATAGGCGCTTTTTTTGCTCATAATAATGTAGCTGGAGGAGAAACAAACGGACAATTAATATTGGAAAACTGCAATTTCTTCATGGATAATGATAGAAGTGGTTATGGACACGCTTGTTATATAAATGATGCAAACCTAACAGATGGTGATGGTACTGGCAATGAATTAAATGTAAAATTTATAAATTGTACATTATATAGAAAAGTTGGTGGACATGTAAATGCAATAAGACTAGATAATACTACAAATAGTGGAAATTTAAGTGGGTCTATAAAATTAGATAATTCCAGTAATGGTAATAATATAGCTCAATTAAACACTCCTCAAATGATATGGGAATATCCAACATTACCTGATGGTATTAGTAATTTTAACGGTAGTTTTTCACAATGTAGATATGGAAAGGATAGAAGTGGAAATATAATAATTGAAGGATTAATAAAAGGGTGTAGTGATAACATGGATTTGTTTACTTTACCTATAGGTTTTAGACCTAAATATAATAAATATTTTACCATAATTTCAAATGACGGAACTACTTTGTCAACTGGAAGTATGATAATAAATAGCAATGGTGTTGTAAGGCTAGATAAAAATATAGGAAGTGCTTTTATAAGTGTTGAGTGTTGTTTCATGGGAGAGCAGTAATTCGCAATTTTAAGATTGTTCGTAAAATTAAATATCTAAAATATTATAAGAAGTAGTTACGGCTAGTCTCTTTTATTGTTTAAATTTGCCTTTTATAGTTATTTATTGTAAAATAAAAAAAGAATTCACATTAAGGACTGCCATCCGGTGAATTCTTTATAATAGAGGACTATTTTGTTAACTCTATTATATCATATTTTTTATAATGGAGGTAATTTAATTATGATAGTGACAAGAGTTGAAATGACAGAAACTGAAATATATATATTATATGGATTAACACAAAAGTTTTGTAATGATTTCATAAATGAAGTTAAAGATATAACTCATACATTAGATAAATTAGGGATAAAGGGAGTGAAAAATACATTGCCTAATCCATTTAAAATGGATAAAGAGATTGAAATTAGCGCTTATTATTCAATCGATAAGAAGCAAGTATTTATAAGGTTTAATGAAAGTAAAAATAGAAAATTTCATTTTACAACTGTTTATGGTACCCCAATTCCTTTTAATATATTTATGTTCGAAACGTCTGAAAATGACACTGGAATGTCAAGTATTCAAAATATAACTTTGCAAAAAGGAGAAATGAAGTTTCCTATTGATTATAGTTTTATAACTTCACTAGCTGGATTTACTAAAAGATTAAATAATATTAAAGAATTTGCATTAGATTTTATTAACTCTAATAGAGATTTAAATAGATACAAAAATGAATATGATAAAGTATCATACTTAGCTTATTTAAAAGAGTTAAAAGAAGAGATGTTAAAACTAATTTCAGATGAGAATACACCAGAATTAGTTATTGATAAATTCTTAGAAAATCATCCTGTAATTTTGCAGAGAGGATTATATTTAGATAAATTTAAGCATCAAGTTATAATGAAAAATTTGTTAGGAAAATATGAACATGATTTGAAACCAGATTTAATTGCATATGATGTATTAAATAATAAATGGGTTATAGTAGATTATAAAAGAGCTAAAAATAATTTAATTAAAAATATAGATAAAGTAAGAACTGGATTTAAAGTAGATGTTAATGATTTAGAAAATCAATTATTCGATTATCTAGAGTATTTTGAAGAAAAAGAACATAGAGAGTATATTGAGAAAGAATATAAGTGTAATATAAAATATCCAGAGGCTATAGGAATAATAGGGAACATAAGTATGGAAGAGCAAGATGCATTTAATAGATTAATGCAAAATAAACCAAGATGGTTTAGTGTTATGCCTTATAATTATTTATATGACAGTTTTAATAGATATATTGAGATTGTAGAGGAAATAGCGAAAATGAGGTGATATATTATGGACAATGAGGAAGAGTATATTTTATTATCAACAAGCGAAAGAGAAGAATTAAAAAAAGCTTATGAAATAATAGAAAAGGTTAAAGAAACAATAGATGTAGACTATGAAGAATATGCTGCAATTAAGACAGCTCTTTCTTATTTAAATAATGCTATAAATTATAAAGAAAAATTTTTATCTTAAATATTAAACATAAAGCGCTTAGGAAACTAGGCTCTTATTTTAGATTATTAAAAAGAAAGGAGAATGTTATGTTTACAATAAATCCTTCGGATAATCGATAAATATTGTTCGTAAAAGCAATTAATATAAAAAGTATAATTTTTTAGGATTTTGATGTAATTTTGTCAACCCAAAAGAGATCTAGAGATAGGTCTCTTTTTTTAATATAAAAAATAAAAGGGAGGTGTAATATGAATGAAATGACAACTCTATTTAATACTTTTGTATTTCCAGTAGCACTATGTATTCTATTAATATGGTTTCTATATAAAAAGATATGGCCAAGGATAGAGACAACATTAGATAGAGTTACTAAAACAAATGAAGAGTTAAGTATAAGTAATAGAATCTTGACAGAAAACTTAGTAAAGAAAGTAGAGCATGTAGATAATAAAGTAAACTCTATGGAGAATAAATTAGATAGAGTTTTAATAGAAAGAGGAGAGTGTTAATTATGGATTTAACTTTTTTAAATGAATTTGTAGTTGTTATAGTTTTAGCGTTTTGCTTAGGTATAGGTTTTATTATTAAATACTCACTAGATTTTATAGATAATAAATATATTCCATTAATTATGGGAGTCGTAGGTGTGGCATTTAATATATTTGTTAATTCAGGAGCAGTTACTCCAGTTGTTATTGTTGGAGGGCTTATAAGCGGACTTGCTTCAACTGGATTATATGAAATGTTTAGAAATTTTATAAGCAAAGAGTAATTTAGAGGGCCAATAAGCTCTCTTTTAATTTATAAAATATATTAAAGAAAGAAGGAATTTATTTATGGAAATTAAGAAAATAGCAGTTAGAGGTGGACACACAGAATTATGTACAGGAGCAAGTGCGTTAATTGATGAACTAACAGAAGATAGAAAAGTTACAGCTGCAGTTATAAAATATTTAAGAGAATTAGGGTATGAGGTGTTAGATGTAACACCACCAGTAAATTATACTTCAAGTTCATCAACTGACTTATTATACGGTGTTAATAAAGCAAATGAGTGGGGAGCAGATTTATTTATATCTATTCACTTTAATAAAGCTTATGATAGTTATAATGGAGCATTAGGTAGTGAGGTGTGCGTATATTCTACACATGATATAGCTCAAAGAGTAGTTAATGGATTAGCTTCTCTAGGATTTAAGAATAGAGGACAAAAAATTAGAACTGGTTTATATGAATTAAAGCATACTAAAATGAAATCAATGATAGTGGAAACTTGTTTCGTAGAAGCTACTGAAGATGTGGAACTATATAAAAAGTTAGGACCAGATGCAATTGGTAAAGCTATAGCAGAAGCTATTGTAAATGGTAAAGCTGTTGAAAATACTACAACAGTTAAAAATGAAGAAATAATCAAACCAGTACAAGCTCCAGTATCTAATACAGATGATTGGGTAGCAAGACTTCAAGCTGAATGTAATAATCAAGGTTTTTCAAATCAAAAAGTAGATGGTATTCCAGGAGCTAATACTTTAAAAGGTTGCCCTACACTTAAGAAAGGTGCAAGTGGTAATATTACTAAACTATTACAAGAAAAACTTGTTACATTAGGATATTCTACTAACGGGGTAGATGGTATCTTTGGTAGTGGCACTTATTCTGCTGTAAGAGAGTTTCAAAAGACTAGAGGACTTTCAGCAGATGGAATAGTCGGAGCAAATACTTGGAGAAAATTATTAAATTTATAATTATTTAAGGCTAGTAGGTAGGAGAAATCTTACTTACTAGCCTTTTTTATTTTATGGAGTCAACTAATTTTATTAATTTTTATTTTAGTAGATTCAGTTGTAAGGTATATTAGCTTACCATACAACTTACTTTTTTACTTACAAGCTATAATTAAAGCAACTAAAATTATAACAAATGTTAATAGTATAATTACCAACATAGCAAGTAAAGCTAAAAGCTCTACCGTATTCATACATGTTTCCTCCTAATATTTAATTTTAAATATAATTTAACAGTATAAGTCTAATTAAGCTAACAATCAATAGTAAAGTGACAACAAAAGTGGACAGATTTACCATATTTATTGTAAAATAAAAGAAAAAGAACTCGAAATACGACTAGTAATCTACACGAGTTCAAACATCAAATATATTCTATTAAACTTACTTCTATTATAGCATATATTTGATGGAATATAAACATAATAGGAGGAGTTAAGTTGAATATATTAAATGTAGTAAATATTGATAATAAAAAGAATTTCTGGCTTGTGAGAACTAAAAGGGGATTCTTTTATAATGAGTATATTTCGAAATCATTTATAGCATTAGGTTGGAATACAATTGATGAAAATGTTTTGAAAAGAACAAAAACTAAAGAGGATGAAAAAAAGTTAAAAAGTGACATTTTAGAAAAATATAAGACAAAACAGGCTGGGCAAATATATAATAAGTGTAGAAGATTTGTAGAAGAAATTAAAGATGGGGATATAGTAATGATCCCTAGTGCTAATAATGAACAAATAACTTTTGCAGAAGTAGGTAAGTATTATGAAAAATCAGATATGGATTATTCTAAAGAAATTGAAGTAATAAATAGAATTGATTCAGGCATTGATTATGGAACACAAGTAATATGTCCATATAAAAAAAGAAGGGAAATTAAAGTTATAAAAACTATTGAGGGTGAAAGAATGAACCCGAATTTATATAGGGTTCTAGCATCTTATCATGGTCTAAGTAAAATTAATGATTATTCAGATTTTATATTAAGAAGTATTTTTATATTATATGTATGGAATAATAAATTAAATTTAGTAATACCTATTGAAACGAAAAAAGATATAGACACATTAGTATTATCTGAATTTATATATGGAGTATCTAAAGTTTTAAAAATTGAAGATAATAGCATTAGAATAACCGGTAAGGTAGATTTGAACTCTCCTGGAGACTTTCAGTTTATAATAGATAATGCTGTAGAGTTTTTAACTTCCCCAGCGCTATTGGGATCATTAGCAAGTATTGTAGCAACTATATGTAGTGGTAAATACGGTCCGGAGGTACTTAAATCAATTCTTAACTTTATTAATGATTGGAGAAAAACTACTTCTCAATTAAAAACTGAAGAGCAAGAAAGAGAATTTAAAAAAATTGAGATTGAAAAAGAAAAATTAGAATTAGAAAAACAAAAATTAGAACTATATAATAGTATATCCTTAAGTAGTAACACTTTAGAAGTAAATACAGAAAGTGTAGAAAATGTTATAAATATTTCGGATTATACTAATTAAAAAATGAATAAGTAATAGGGGTGTAGTATTTTTTTACTAATATAAAGCTAGTTAAGGCATTAATAAATAATAATAACATATTAACATTTGAATAATGTGTTAAATAGAATGTATTGAAAAAAGTATTAAGAAAAAGTCTACAAACAGTTAAACATAATGATAAAGACAATAAATAATTAAGTAGATAACATGATATTACATAAACTTTTTTCAACTACAACACCTCCTCTTAATATAATTATATGAAATCTGTAAATTTATTCAATAGTTTTGCTAAGAATATTATAATATGGATAGTTATTGTAAAGAAATAATATAAGGATAGATACTTATTGAGTGAACTGCCCCCTGTCTACTTGACATGGGGCAATTCAAAATCTTACTTACTAGCCTTTTTTATTTTTTAGAAAACTTTATTTATATGGATTTTCCTGGGAAATTATAATAAATATAAACCCTTTTTTTAAAAGGAGCAGGATAAGAAGATGTGAACATCATGCTACATCTTCAAGACAAAGCCTTGAAATTGTTTATTTTAATGAGTGTGACATCTAATATTAAAGATTATAAAAAGTGTGTAATTATGATAAATATATAGTATTGACTAGCTTAAATACAAAGGTTGTTATGTGATGAAAATAAAAAACATTGACATCAAGTACGCCATGGCGTACAATGTATTTAAGAAAGGAAGTGACTAAATGAAGGCTAAAGATGATAGATTATCTTTAAGAATTAATTCAGAAGATAAAAAGAAAATTCAAAAAAGAAGTATAGATAAAGGATTTAAAAATTTAAGTGATTATGTCATGTATGCTTGCAATGAAGAAATGAAAAAAGATAAGTAAAAAATAAAAAAGCCCACTCAATTAAGAGCAGACTAACTCGCAATTAGATTATATCTTAATTGGATGGATAATTCAAGGAGGATAAAATAAATGGAATACAATTATAGAGATTGCAATAATGAACTAATGGTAAAATTATTAGGGAAATTAACACTAGAATTACCACAATTAGAAGTGGATCTGCAAGAACAATTAAAAATAAAAAGAGTTATAGAAGAAACTCTATATGAATATGAAGTCACATCTAAAGAAACCGCATTAGTTACTAGTGATTTAGATGAAAAAATAAATTATTTCTTAGCCACTAAAAAATTAGAAGGATTAGCACCAGCAACACTAAAGGGATATAACTATAATTTAAGGAAATTACAAAGATATTTTCATAAACCTATTTCAACAATTACTACACCAGATATTAAAATGTTTATGTATGCAGAAAGCGAGAGTAAAAATCCTGCTGGGATGAATACTTTTATGACATCAATAAGGTTATTTTTCAAATGGCTTCAAAATGAAGAGTTTATAGTAAAAGATCCTTGTTCTTCAATTAAGCCTGTGAAAGAACCTAAAAGACAAAAGCCACATTTAACTGAAGAACAAGTTGAAATGCTAAGAGACTGTATGCTTAGTAGGAGAGATAGAGCAATATTAGAGTTCTTTTTAAGCACAGGATGCAGAGTAGGTGAAGTTGGTAATGTTAAAGTTAAAGATATAGATTTTCAAAATAAAACTTTACTTGTAATAGGTAAGGGGAATAAGGAAAGAAGAGTTTATTTTACAGAGAGATGTAAAAGAGCTATTATTAATTACTTGAAAGAAAGAGAAGAAAAAGGAATAGTTAGTAAGTACTTATTCTGTTCTTCAAAGGCTCCTAAAAATCGTAAAATAAATACAGAACCTTATAAAAAGCTTGATAATAGAGGATATCAAGTTATAGTTGACAAGATGCAAAAAATGGCCAATATAGAAATGAGAATCACTCCGCATATATTTAGGCATACATTTGCTACTAATGCATTAAAGAGCGGCATGAGACCAGAAATAATACAAGAAATTCTAGGTCATTCAGATGTGGGCATTACATTAAAAGTATATGCCAAGTTAGCTCAAACAGAAGTTGAATATAGCTACAGAAAATTAGTATCTTAAAGTGAAAAATTACAAAAACAATTTTGTTTCAAATGTTAAGAAACAAGATTGTTTTTATTTTATTCACTATTTGTAACGCATTATAATGAAAATTCACTAATGGCGTTACACGCTTAAACCTAGTAATATAAACACTTTTCGTGGCTTTGCCAGCGAATTCGTATACAACCTTATCCTGCCCCTTTGAAAAAGGGGACTATAATATATAATTATTTAATCATAAGCTCCATTAATAACTCTACAAATTGTAGCTTTGCTCCAACCAGTTTCTTTAGCTATAGAACTATAGCTTAAATTTTCTTTTAATCTTAACGTCTTTATGTATAATATTTCATCATTACTTATTTGCCTTTCTTTTGGCTCTAGATACCCTGTCTTTTTAATCCTTACTTCTAGACCTTTAACCTTCTTTTTCAATTCTCTATTTTCTTCATAGAGAGAATTATATCTGCATAAAAGCTCATTATATTTTTCTTCCCAATCAATCTTTTCTTTTTTATTAAATATAGCCATAATAATTAACTCCTTATTTTAGTTTCTTATCTTATTAAATGCACACTTAATATAATATCAAAATAATATTTTTAACAGAATACTACTTAGATAGTTTAATTTTTAAAAGTATCAAAACTTAACACTTTTGAACTAGGAGTATTTTTTGCTTGACATAGATTTTTAATGAACGATAAAATAATACTTAATAAAGGGTCAAAAATCATGGTCAAAAGTCATGGTATAAATTTAGTATTTTGGGACCAGTTTTGACCTTAATGGAGGGGAATAATATGAATTATGGATATGCAAGAGTTAGTACAATAAAACAAGGACATGGAAATTCTTTGGAAGAACAATTAACACAATTATTTGCAGCAGGTTGTGATCAAGTTATAGAGGAAAAATTTTCAGGAAAAACAAACGATAGACCCCAACTAAAAATATTATTAGAAAAATTACAAAAAGGTGATACTTTTACAGTTACTAAATTAGATAGATTCGCTAGGAGCTTAATAGATGGAACAAAATTAGTTCAAGAGTTACTAGATAGAGGTATAAAAATAAATATACTAAATATAGGGGTAATGGATAATACACCTTCAAGCAAATTAATAAGAAATATATTCTTATCCTTTGCTGAATTTGAAAGAGATATGATTTTAGAAAGAACCCGAGAAGGAAAGGAAATAGCAAGGACAAAAGAGGGGTATAAAGAGGGTAGACCTAAAAAGTTTACTAAAGACCAAATAGACTTAGCTTTATCCATGCTATCTGTAAATGGAGGAGATAAAAGTTATAACGAGGTTGAGAAATTAATAGGGATTAGTGTAAGTACATTAAAGAGGGAAAATAATAAACGAAAATTAGAAAAATTAAATAATTAGTAATATTTTTGAATTGCAAACTAAAAATACCGCACATTCATTTCTGAATAGTACGGTATTTTTATTAGTTTATTATCTATGCTGCTAAATAACCCATTACATTATTATCTTTATCTTTAATTTCTAAACACCATGAAAAATTTCCTATAACATTAGCTAGATGTAACACTTCTGTTATTTTACTATCATTCCAAATAACTAAATAGCACTTATCTTCTCCAAGCTCTATAGTTATACCTGCTTCATTTTCAACTATATCCATTATACTCTAACCTTCTTGCCCTTTCTCTTAGTATTGTTATAAACATTAAATACTAAGATTACTATTGCTAATATAGCAAAGAAAGCTAATCCAGTTGTTATTATCCCATAGCTCCACTCTATTAAAACTATAATTACATCAATTACATTTATATTATTCATTATTTTACTCTCCTTATTGAAAGGCCAAGCAAAATATGTTATACTCTAGTTGCGAAGTAGGTGTGTAACATATGTTGCCGCCTTATTTTTTTTATTTATTTTTTTAGTCGGCCATATCATCAAATGATTTATTTATACTTTTCTTTAAAATAGAATTTTTCTTTTCTTCCTTTACTTTAACTTCAACTGGAACTGCAACTTCTTTTTGTATAGGTGAATTTATTAAAAATCTTCTTTCCAGCAACATTCTTTCTAAAGCTACATTTCTACTGCTTAAATTGTATTCTTTTTTATATGATTCTATTTCATTAAGAATATCTTCTTCTAAATGAAAACTTGTTGTTTTCTTCACTGTCTATCACTCCTAAAATCTTTCTGTCCCTACAAGCCAACAACCTTTAGCTGTAGCCATTTGCGCATCTTCTATAACTTTAAATCTTTCATCAAAGTTCATATTTAAAGAAGTTCCCCCAGCTAAGAATATATCCATTTCATCAAGGTTTATCCATCTATCCTCTATTAACTGATCTATATTTTCAGATGCTAACCTATAGGCTTTCTCTTTAAGTTCATTATAATCATCAGATGTATCAATTTCATTAACATCTTTTATAATTCCTTTATTTAACAACTTATCTTTAACGTTATTCATTACAGATCTATTACCGAACTCTATTGTGTCAGACTTCTTATCTATAAAAGTAAGGCTCTTATCGAAGTATGCAAGCTCTGTACTTCTAAAACCTATATTAACAATCCCTACAGGTTTAGATAAAGTATCAACATCTTTAAGTTTCCAGTATAAAGCTGCATCAGCTTCTCTGCATATGCTTATATCTTTAATCTTAACTTCTTTAAAATAACCATTGATCTTATCTTTAACTTTAAAAGTCCTACCTTTATATTCTTCAACTATTTCAGCTAGTACCGATTTTCTAAAAGACTTATATGGAACTGCCATCATTATTTTAACTGTATCTTCTATAGCTAATTCACTTAGAGCAGCAGCTATTAACACTTGTACTGTATTTGATACTTTACTATCCTTATTATTTCTCGCCAATGTTTGACTTTCTTTTTCAGCAAGTAATCCTATAAACCAATCCTCGTTGTCATAATTAATCATAATTGGAGCATTAAAACCACTTAATTCTATTTCTCTGCCTTCTCCTATTATTGATTTAAAGCAACATTCCTTTACTATTCCGTTAAATTCTGTGTATCCTTTGGTGAAACCGCGCCCACAATCAAGGCCAATTATTTGAACATTTTTCTTCATAAGCAAATCCCTCCATAAAATATTAAATTTTTCTTTGTATTGGGTTGATTTATTGTTTAAATATCAACTACCTTGATTACATAATACATTATTTTAAATTATATGTCAACAATAATTTAACAAAATACCAACTAAATTTATTTGTTTTCTCTTGTTTCGGTTTAAAAGTAGTTTAAATATAGTTAATAAATAGTTTAAATATGGTTGTAACACACCGCGAACACCATATATTAAACAATATGTAAACTATATTTAAACTATTGCGTTTTTTAGTATCTTTTGCTTAATTTCTTTCTACTTCTAAGATTAGTTCACCAGTAATCCCATTATCCCTTAACACACTTAATATATTATCCTTATATTTTCTCTCTATTACTCCCTTAGTAAGGTTATTTCTACATAAAAAGATAATATCATCATCAAGCCTCAAAAATTTGTTAGGAACTATCCACGCGTTAAATTCAGTAGTGCTAACAATGTCAACCAATAATTGTTTTACTTCTGGAACTTCTTCAGCCGCAGTTAGGTCTATTTCTCTATTAATTATTGCAGAAAGTTCTCTTTCTTTTGCTACTTCGATAGCATTATCTAAATTCTTAGCTTCTTCTTTTTCTTTTATTGCTCTATTTTTAGCTTGTCTTTGTTTTTCTCTATAGGCATTAATATCATCAGTAAATTGTTCTCCAGTAGTAATTCCTTTTCTTAGGCAATCATTTATTCTATCTTCGAACCATTGGTAAGTTCTAGCGTTAGTTTCTTCTGCATATACTAAAATAGATTCGATTAGATCTGCTCTAAAGTTTTTAATATGATCCTGGAATTTAGGTAAAGTTGTTGCTCCTAATTTTTTACCTATAATTTTTTCATATCTGTTTTGGAAAGAGAGATGGGAGTTTTCTCCCTTACTATTACTACTAATATCAGTTTTGGTGAAAGGATCAGTGTTAGTAAAAGGATTTAGTATTTGTTGTCCTGCGTTTTCTACTTGTAGGTTTTCTACTTGTACATTTTGGGAAAGTAGAAAATTTTTATTTTTATTTTCTACTTTGCCTTTTTGGGAAAGTAGTGTAATTTCTCTTTCTATAACGATTGGAACACTTCTTTCAAAAGATTTTATTTTTATTTTTTTATTAACAATCTTACCTTCTGTATCTTTAAAATATTTTTCTTTAACAGAAGAAATTATTTCAGAATCTTCAAATGGAGTTTCAGAAACTAAGGTTTCCCAGTGATGAACTTTCCCAGTATCCATGTCATAAACTCTATATCTTTGCATATATTTTTTATCCTTTAATTCATTTAGGCCAGCTCTTACACTTTTTTCACCGTCTTTATCTCTACATAAATCAGATATATATATTTGCCAATCATCAGGTTTAGATAATATATAGGTCATAATACCAAGAGCTTTAAATGATAATTCTCTATTGTTTATTAAGTCATTATCAATTTGTGCATATTTGGCTTCTTTAACAACTCTTTTAATTACTGTTGAATCTGTTTTAATATTTGTTTCCATAAAAAATACCTCCTTAGAAAAACATATAAAAAATGTTCCCTAAAGAGGTCTAATTACTTGACTAAATTACGTATAATAATATATAATAAGTACATAATTTAAGTAAAAGACCTTTTAGGTGTTAGCTCTTTAAGTTGTATGCGGCCAAACATGGCAACTTAAGGAGTCTTTTTTTATATTTATTTTTCTTTTTTCTTATTAAAATTTGTTTTATAAACATAATTGTAATCTATTTTCCAAAAGTTATCAACAAAAAAAATAATCAGTCAATTTTTATCCACAAAAAAAGCATATCTTATTATTTCTAAGATACACTTCATTTTTTTTCTATTTTGTATTTTTTTAAAGTTTCATATAAATCCATAATAGCATCTACATTCTTTTTATTCTCTAATGCAAAATTATATTTATGTTTTGTTCTTCTTAAAAGATAATCACAACTAACACCAAAAAAATCTGCTATAACAACTAATGTTTCTATATCAATTCTTCTATTACCGCTTTCCCAATTAGCTAATGTTGATCTAGAAATGTTAAGTATAGCTGCAAGATCTTCTTGGTTCATGTCTTTATCTATTCTTAATTCTGCAATAATCTCTCCTATATTCATAATATCCCTCCAAGGAATATTATAAATGATACTCTTGATGAAAGATTACAAGTTTCATTACGAAATAATAAAAATACAAAAGTTTCATTATGAAACAAAAAAATTATAATCCAGCTATAAACTTAAAAATTTCTACAGGGTCTAACTCTAATATTAAAGATAAAGTCAGTATTTTGCTAACAGATAGAGATTTAGTTTTTCTAGTTTCTATCTTAGAAATATATGACTGGCTTACTCCCAGATATAAACCTAATTCCTTTTGGGTTAATTTTTTATTAAATCTAGCCTTTTGTATCATACAATAACCTTTTATGCTTAATAAATTTTCGACAATAAATAATATATTTCGAGCAATTAACAAGGAGTTATACATAATATTTTATTTAAATTTTACAAACAGACAATAGATTTTATAAATTACACACATTTGCTACAACTGTAAAAAATATGTCGAAATATTCCTGTCAGGAATACATTTTTGGTTTATAATAAAATTGTGAAATTTGCTTGAACAGATGTTCGGGTTAATATATAATTTATTATTAATAAATACAAAAGGAGCGGTTTGTATGGAAAAGACTAGAACTGAGTTAGTGGAATTAATAAAGAAAATTGAAGATGAAAAGCTTCTAAATAATTTAAAATTAATTGTATCTGGGTACATATTAAATAAAAAAAAGTAGAGAAATTATTTTTCTCTACTTTTTTTCATTCTTCTTTTTAAGTCCTTCAACAAGATTAGTAACTATCATCCAGTCTAGTTCATCATCTAGCTCTAACATAGATTTTATAAATTTCTTTTTATAATCACAATCTTCAGCCAAAAGAGCTCCTACTAAATATGCAAACTCTTCGTCTTCTGTCATTGGATTAAACATTTCACCATTGCCATTGCGCAGCCAATCTTCATTAACATTATATGTAGAGCATATTAAAGACACATTCCTATCTGTTAAATTAATTATGCCATTTTCTATATTACCTATGGATGCATTACTTAGTCCTATTTTAGAACCAAATTCTTGTTGAGTTAACTTAAGAGATTTTCTTAACTCTCTTAATCTTTTATTCAAAAGAATCACCTCAAGATAATTGTACAATCAACAAATTCTATTGTCAAGAGTTTGCAGAAAACGAAACTCTAAAAATAAAACTAAAAATTCTTGACAATAGGAAAAATGTAAAATAAAATTAAATTAACAAGAATTTTGGAGGTGGATTTATGGACATAGAAAAGAAAGAAGCAATTTTAAAAGCTAATTTGCAAATTTTTGACGAATTGAATTCTGAAGATGTTAATTATGTCTTAGGATATGTAAGTGGATTAGCAAAAGCTAAGGAATTGTTAAAGAAAAAAGCATCTTAATTAAGGAGGAGAAGAAGTGGAAAGTATAAAACATATGCATAAAGATGTTGTAGTAACAAGAAATAATGATGGAGAGTTAGTTGTAACAAGTAGACAAGTTGCAGAGGATTTTGGAAAACAACATCAACACGTAACTCAAGCTATAGAAAATCTCATCAGCGAGAATTCGCTTTTGAAAAGTATGATGATGGAAAGTGAATATACAACTGAAAGAGGAAGGAAGTATAAGGAATATTTATTAACCAGGGATGGTTTTAGTTTATTGGTAATGGGATTTACAGGTTCAAGGGCATTAGAATGGAAGCTTAAGTATATAGAAGCATTTAATAAAATGGAACAAGCTATTAAAAATCCTTATGGACATTTAAGTAAAGAGGTACAAGCTATATTTGCATTAGATCATAAGCAACAACAATTAGAGGTAGAAGTTAAAGAACTTAAGGATGGTATGCCACTTTTTAATGTTGAATGTAAAGAGCTCCAGGCTTTAGTTAGAAAAAAAGGGATAGAAGTATTAGGCGGTAAAGGTAGTCAAGCTTATAAGAATAATAGCCTAAGAGGTAAGGTTTATGCAGATATTCAACATGAATTAAAGAGAGAATTTCAAGTTACCAGGTACGAAGCTATCAAAAGGTGTCAGTTAATTAAAGCTAGAGAGATAATTGCAGATTATAAAGTACCTTTCATGCTTAAAGATGAAATTATAAGAGTTAATAACCAAATTAATTTTAAAGACGTGGTTTAAATGATAGGCAATAAAGTATGCACAGCAATACCATATAAAACGTTTAAAGAGAAGATATCTTTAACAAAGAAATATAAAGATAAACATATAGAAGTTTATAAAAATTATATATTAGTGATTTATTAGGAGGAATTAAGGATGAATAAAAGAGAAATTTTAGAAAAAGCTATTGAATTAAAGGAGTGTGCAGAAAAATTTGAATCAGTTACATTTTTAGATTCAGATGTAGAATTTTTTCAACATGTAGTTGAAATTGTACAAACTGCAACTAACGAGAACCTTAAAGTTTTTGAAAAAGATAGTAATAGTATGTGTAACGCTGCAGAAAAAGTAACAAGTAGAACAGTTTTTAAAAATATAACAGAGAGTAAGATAAACGTAATCAAAAATGAGTTAGATGGATTAACTCGTACTGAATGGAAGTATATAAGAGATGGAATTGATATGTATTTTAGATATAAAGCCGCCAATATAAAGATTGACGACCATGTTTGTTTAGATAATTATCTAAACAGAAAATATTAACTTTTTACTATTTGGATAAAAATGGGGTGTATGCGGTAATCTTTACCTAAGTAATGGATATAAACATGATCTAGTTGGTAAAGTGTATCATCTTCTTCCTTTTTTATAGGGCTATAAATTTCAGCGTTTTCCTCATACCATATTGTAGGAGATTTGTAATGAGGGCCTATTTTGCAGTTTGGATCATCGCATAAGTTTACCCAGTTGCCTGCTAAACAAGCATAGATGGTTGTCATAAATTTCCCCTCCTTTCTAAGTGAATTGTAATCGCGAATACAAGAAAATAATACAATAAAAAGTCTAAAAATGTCAAATTTAGAACTAGGAGGGTAATTATGAAGTCAGAACCAATAAAATTAAGAAGATTAAGAGCTGGGTTTATCGATAGAGAGGAGGTTGCAAATTTACTAGGTATAAGCGACTTATACTTAGGAAAATTAGAGAGAGGTGATAAAAAAACATCACCTAAATTAATAGTGCGAATGGCAAAGTTATATAGATGTACAACAGATGAAATATTTAAAGATTTTAATATAACAGGTTAGGAGGATTAATGGAAGGTTTAAATATATGGGGAATATGCACCTTTGTAATGCCCCTAGTCTTAGTAATAATTATTGGGTTAATGATGATTATTGTATCTACTGTAGAAGGATTAAATAAGTTAATAAAAAAATAGGAGGTACTTATGGAAAATTTAAGAGAACAACTTTATAAAGCCATTGAGAAATATGGAATAGGTGATGAAAGGACTATTGCTATTAGTGAAGAGTTGAATAAGTTTATTTGTAGGGCTCAAAAACAATATTGTTAAAGTTAAGCATGAGGGAGGTATTGCTTAGTGACAAAATCAATTAGTCAATTAAAGATATCTGAAAGAAAAAAGGTAATTATTAAAAGAATAGATAAGTTAGAGCAATTTATTGCAGAAAAAAATACACATAACCTTGCTAAGAGGGCATTTGAAATTAATTTAAAACACTTAAGAGAAGAGTTTAAAGAATTAGAGATATTGGAGAGGAGTTTATTAAATGAAGAAGCTTAAGAAGTTAACAAGAGAGCAAAAAGGGTTTTTAGCAAATAACGGATTAAATCCTAATGATTTTCTAGTAGAAAGAGCAACTCCATATGAATTTGTGTTTTGTAATATTCATACAAAAGTTTTATGGAATTTTAGAAGATAAAAGAAAATGGACATACCCAACTGACCAAAGTAAAGGTAAGTCCATAATAAAAGAATCATTTTAAGTATAACAGAAAGGAAAGAAAAATGGCAGAGGTAAAATGGATAAAACTTAATACAGCTATGTTTGATAATTCGAAAATAAAGTATATAAGAACATTACCAGAAGGTAATAACATGGTTCTAATATGGGTGATGCTTTTATCAAAGGCAGGAAAGTGTAATTCTAATGGTTTTATTTTCTTAACTGAAAACATTCCATATACACCACAAATGTTAGCAGCTGAATTTGGATATGATGCATATTTAATAGAACTAGCTTTAGGCACATTTGCAAATTTAAATATGATTCAATTAGAGGAGCATATTATTAAGATAGCAGGATGGGAAGAGCACCAAAATATAGATGGATTAGATAGAATAAGAGAGCAAACTAGGAAAAGGGTTGCTAAATATAGAGAGAATCAAAAGCAATTACCATGTAACGTTACAGATAACGTTACAGTAACGAGTGGTAACGCAATAGAAGAAGAAAGAGAAGAAGATATAGAAGAAGATATAGAAGAAGATATAGAAGAAGATATAGAAGAAGATATAGATATTAATAATATATCTAAAGATATATTAAGTAGTAATAAATTACTACCTGTAATTGAAGCTTGGAATAAATTAAATTTATCACAAGTAAAAGCATTAAGACCAAATAGCCCTCGAACAAAAATGTTAAATTCAAGAATTAAAGAGCATGGAGTGGATGGGGTAATAAGAGTAATAGAGAGCATAAATGATTCGAATTTTTTAAGAGGTCAAAATGACAAGGCGTGGGTTATTAGTTTCGATTGGTTTGTAAAGCCTAATAACTTTGACAAAGTAAGGGAAGGTAAATATTTAAATAAAGGAGGAACAAATGGAAGCACTAGAGAGGATATTAAATCAAGTGAGAAGGAATCAAGATACAATTTCGATTGTTACTAGCAACTATAATTGTACCAAGTGTAAAGATACAACATGGTTATTAAATGATGAGGGGAAAGTAATAGCTAGATGTGAATGTTATCAATTGGATTATACACGAAGAATATGGGAAGCGTTTGGAGTTAATCCTGAGAATGTAAAATTACTAAGAAATTACAATGCTTACAATGACACTACAATTAGAGCAAAAAAACTAGCGGTTGAATATATAGAAAATTTCGATGAAATTATAAAATCGGATAAGAATTGGTTTGGATTAATGGGACAACCAGGAGCAGGGAAAACTCATATAGTAATTGCTATTGGAAAGGCTTTGGTAGATAAAAAAATACCAGTTGTATATATATCATATATAGAAGCTATAAGAGAGTTAAAATCATGTGCAACAGATACAGAGTATTATACCCAAATATCAGATAGGTATAAAAAAGCTAAAGTTCTAATAATAGATGATTTATTTAAAGATAAGGTTAGGAATGGAGCATTAGTTGGTGGATTGACAGAAGCAGACACAAAACATATATATCCAATATTAAATTATAGATATTTCAATAATTTACCTACTTTATTTTCTACAGAATGTACTCCTAATATGCTAAGAAAGCTAGACGAAGCTATGGGAGAAAGAATACTTGAAAGGTTTGACGGAAAGTTTGGAGTTACATTTAAGCAAGATTCTAATTATAGAATGAAAGCTTTTGAAAATAAAAATAAGCAATAGTTATCAATGCTTTAGGGCATTTATATAAATAAAAAATATTAAAGAAAGGACCTTTGGACAGGCTATTAAAAGTAGTGGGGATTACAGATTTAGAATGTTTAAGTTCCTTTCAGAGATATTTATCTGGAGTAGATCATGGATAAAGAGGAATTAGAAGATATTATAACAAGGACAGTTGAATATTACTTTGAAGGCTTAACTTTTAAAGAAGCTATAAATAAAGCGTTAGAAGAAGGGTGAAAATATGGAAATAACTTATGTATACAGAGAAAGATGGAATGGAGAATACAAAGAAAAAAGATTTGATAGTTATGAAAGCTTAGGCAAATGGGTAGCAGATAATGCTACTGAAATAATAAACATAGATTGTATTCAGGAAGAAGATTAGAGAATAATTTGAAATGTTGATATATGTATGGAGGGAGTTTATGAATAACAATAAAATGGATTATTTTGGGTGTGAAATAAATTACAGTTGCAATGAATGTGAGTGTTTTGAAAGTGATACGTCGAGCAAAAAGGAATTTTTATGCTGTAAGTATTGTTTTAATAATGTTATTTGTTGCGAAGAATGTACTAAAAACAATGAATCATTTGAAATTATTGCGAACTAAGTGATATTTGAAAATTGAATAATACGGTTATGAAAATATATGTTACAATATACCTTATAGTATTAGATTAATAATTAAGTATGAAAGGTGTGAGATTTATATGATATCAGTGTTAATTGGTATAGGTGTTTTTATTATAGGATTCATAATATCAAGTACTGGTTCAAGTTTTTTAAATGGTGGTAGTGCTGAGTTTTCTTATTATAGTGCAATTATATTTTCAGTATTATACCTTTCAGGAGTTGTGGGAGTAGCTACATCACTTATTTTAAAGGCCTTAGAGAAAAATTATAAGGATAAATAAATTATTATTTTATAAAACTAGATAACATATTATAAAGTGCCGTATTATTCAAAATGAATATGCGGTATTTTTTATTTAGTTCGCAATTCAAAAATATTACGAAATAGATAAAGGAGAGATAAAAATGGCTAAATTAATAGGGTTGGGATATGATAATAATGTTAATGCTGATAAAATAGTTGCAATTGTAAGTTCAAGTGCTGCACCTTCAAAAAGAGCTATTAAAAATGCTAAAGATAAAGAGTTATTAGTTGATGCGACAAATGGATGTAAAACAGCAGCAGTAATAATTATGGAAAGTGGACATGTTGTTATAAGTGCTTTAAAAGCTGAAACAATAAGAAAAAGAAGTACAGGGATATAAAATAATATAGAAAAAAAGAGAAAAATATATAAATAAGATAAATAAGTATAAAAATAGTGCCTAAATTTAAGAAAGTTTGTCAATAAACTAAAAAAAATAAAGGTGCTATTTTTTTATAAATATATTAAGATATTTGTATAATAAATCGGAAATAACGCTAAGTTCTTAGGGATATTACTTATTAAAATTAAAAAATGTCCACTTTGAATGGGTTGGGGTAAACTATATCGTTTTTTAGGGGGAATGGGTTTGAATAAAGAATTAGTAAAACAATTATATTGCAATGGATTAAATGCAAGAGAGATTGCAGAACAGTTAAATGTAAATAAATCAGCAGTAAATAAGTGCATACAAAGAAACTTCAAAGAATTTAAATCTGTTCACTTAAAAAATAGAAAGCACTTAAAGTTTTACGAAAATGAAGTAAGAAAAATAACAAAATATGAAAGTAAGCAGTATATGAGTGATAAAACTTTTATATTAAAGAATAGATCTTTTTATGAAACTAAAAAAGATGGAGATATAGTATTAAAAAGGAATATAGGATGTGCAATACCTTGGGATGTACCAAAGAGATTAGTAAATGAGTTTAAGGGTTGTTAGAAATAACGGCTCTTTTTATTTTACAAAAAATATTAAAGAGGAGAAATTGGAATGAAGATAGGAGAAATTTTAAAGGAGTTACAACCATGTGAGTATAGTAAGTTGAAGCAAAAAGAAATAAAAAAAGTTAAAAGAAGAAAAAGAGAAGAGAAGTTAAATATAAAAGAATTAATGTCTAGTAGATATTATAAGCGTGGTCGTGGTGGAGCAATTAAGCAGGTGAGGTAATGGCTAGAAAGAGAAAAATAATAGTTGAAGATACTGAGAGGAAAAAGAAAGTACCAGCACTTCCTATTCAAGAGCGTGATTATAATAGATTTAAATATAAGTTAGAAGAAATAAGCAAAGATTGTCCAGAAAGAAATTTAATGATTTTTTATATTGGTGTTGCTACTGGATATAGATTAGTTGATTACTTAGGATTAACAATTGGAGAATTAAAAGAGTTTTTGGATGAAGATAAGTTTATTATTCAAGAAAGTAAGCAGTATAATGCATGGAAAACACATATAGCAAATAATCCTAATTCAAAAAGAAAGCCTCCAGCTCCTAGAGAATCAATAATTCAAACAAATCTTAGGAAAAAAATTAAAGATTATGTTAAAGGGAAAAAGAATAGTCAGTATGCATTTGAAAGTGAAAAGTATCCAGGTGAATATATAACTCCTAAGTCATATAGTGCAATATTGAAACAGGTTGGACAAGAATTAGGTTTAAAACATATTACTGGACATAGTTTAAGAAAAACTTATGCTCAAAGATTATGGCAAGAAAAAAGAGATTTAGAGTTTGTTAGAAAAAGTTTAGGCCATAAGTCAATAGAAACTACTAAACATTACTTAGGATTAGATAACGAAATTAAAGAAGATGCATCAAGAATAGCAGATTCAAAATTATAATTTTTTTATACTTAATACGAAAAAAAGTAACTAAGGCATATAAGAGATAAAAAATAAAAATTCTTACTAATATATGCACTAAAAAAATAGTATGTGTAATTATAGGGGTTATTTCGCATAAGGAAGTGATAAAAGCAATGTGCTTTAAAGTATTGATTTTAAAGGCTTTAAATAGGTTTTTAAGAGTAATTATTAAAATATTAAAATCAAAAAGAGTTAATTATAAACCCTGAAACTCAACTTAATTAGTCCTTATACGTTATATAGCCTTGCTTTAAATGTATTAAAGGATAGTATGGAGGTGTGTAATGGCTAGAAAAAGAAATCCTAATAGAGATTTAGCTTATGAGTTGTTTAAGAACTCCAAAGGAAAATTAACTTGTAAAGCTATAGCAGAGCAGTTAAATGAAAAAGAAAGTAATATAAAGCTTTGGAGAAGAGAAGATAAATGGATTAATAAAGGTGGAGCTCCAAAAGGTAATAAGAATGCATTAGGTAATGTAGGTCAACTTAAACATGGTATATACTGTGATGAATCCAGATTTAGAGATAATAAGTTTTTATCTAAGTATTTACCTAGAAGTATGGTTAATGTAATAGAAGAGCTTAAGAGTGAAAATCCATTAGATATGTTATGGAGCAATATATTAATACAACAAGCTAAGATATTAAATATGCAAAAGATTATCCATGTAAAAAGTAAAAATGATATTACTAAGGTTAAGACTAAGGAAGCATATGGAGAAGCATCACATACAGAAGAATGGGAATACCAATTTGCTTGGGATAAAGAGAATGCAGCAGTAACAGCATTATCAAAAGCTATGCAAACTTTATTTAATATGATAAAGCAGTATGATGAAATGGTTCATAAGAATTGGGATTTAGTAACTGAAGAACAAAAGTTAAGAATAGAAGTATTAAAGTCTAAAATAAATAACAATGATGAATCTAAAGAAGATAAGATTAATAAATACTTTAATGCTCTTGAAGGTGCTTTAAAGAATGATTAGTGATTTATACCATAACAAACAATTAGAGCATATGAAGTTTGCTATGAATAATGATTACTTCATGCTCATAGGGTCAGGTGCTAAGAGAGCTGGAAAGACTATTGTTAATAATGATTTATTTCTATATGAACTTAGAAGAGTTAGAAAAATAGCAAATGAATTAAATATACCATTACCACAATATATATTAGCTGGAGCAGATCTAGGAGCATTACAAAGAAATGTACTTAATGAATTAACTAATAAATATGATATTGAATTTAAATTTGATAAGCATAATAGATTTTTATTATTTGGTGTACAAGTATGTTGCTTTGGCCATAGTAAAGTAAATGATATGGGAAGAATCAGAGGTATGACAGCTTTTGGGGCATATATCAATGAGGCTACAATGGCAAATGAAATGGTATTTAATGAAATAAAGTCAAGATGTTCAGGAGAAGGTGCTAGATTATTAATAGATACCAATCCGGATCAACCAGAACATTGGTTTAAAGTTAATTTTATTGATAAAGAAGATGGAGTTACAACTAAAGTATTCCATTATACACTAGATGATAATACTTTCCTAAGTGAAAGATATATTAATAATATAAAGAACTCAACAGCTACAGGAATGTTTTATGACAGAGATATAGAAGGTTTATGGGTATCAGCAGAAGGTGTTGTATATAAAGACTTTAGAAAAGAAATACACTATGTTAAATCAAATGATATTAAGGATATAAATTTTGTTAAGTTTTGGGCTGGTGTTGACTGGGGATATGAACATCCAGGAGCAATAGTAGTTCTAGGAAGAGATGATAAAGGAGATACATATCTTTTAGAAGAACATTCAAAACAACATGAGGAGATAGACTATTGGGTTAGCATAGCTAAAGAAATAAAAAATAAATATGGGAATATAGTTTTTTATTGTGATACTGCTAGACCAGAGTATATAAAGAAATTTAAAAAAGAAAAAATAAATGCTAAGAATGCAAACAAAGCAGTATTAGCTGGAATAGGTGAAGTAGGTAAATTAATTAAATCAAAAATATTAAAAGTAGTTGAGGATAAAGTTGAATTATTCAAAAAAGAAATATTCATGTATTCGTGGAATAAGACTACTGGAGAACCTATTAAACTATGGGATGACGTATTAGATGCACTTAGATATGCAATTTACACAGAAAGTGTAAAGAAGAATATAGGTGTAGGAAATAAGAATAAATTAGGAATAAGATAGGAGAAATATAGTATGGCTATAGTAAGAGATAGGAAGTTTCTAGATAGTGACGGAACAGTATCTAGAAAGCTTCTTTTTTCATGCATAAATGAGCATAGGCTTGAAGTGGAAGCTAGATTAAACAAATTAAATGATTATTATGAGGGAGCTCATAAAATACTAGATAGAACATTTAAAAACAAGAATATACCTAATAATAAAATAGTATGTAATCATGCAGAATATATAACAGATTTAGCAACTGGATATGTATTTGGTGTACCTATCTCATATAGTGGAGAAGGTGCTGATGCATTAAATATTAATTTTACTGAAATAGATGAAGATAGTCATAATAATGAATTAGCTTTAGATTTATCTATATTCGGTAGAACATATGAATTAATATATATGAATACTGATGAAAAACCAAAGATAGAATTAGCTTCATTAAGTCCTTTAAATACTTTCTTGGTAGTAGATACTTCTGTTAAAGAGAAACCAATGTTTGCAGTTCATTATTATCCTAATATTACTTTAGAAAATACTATAGATAATTATACTGTAGAAGTATATACAGAATCAGAAAAGTTAATATATGAAGTTCCAACATTAAATAGTGAATGTTCAATTGTAAAAGAAGTAGATATAGAGGAACATTATTTTAATGGAATACCTATTATTGAGTATACAAATAATAAAAAAGCTAGAGGAGATTTTGAAGGAGTTATAGCATTAATAGATGCTTATAATAAATTACAATCAGATAGAGTTAATGACAAGGAACAGTTAGTAGATGCATTTTTAGTTCTTATAGGTCAAAACTTAGGAGATACCAAAGAAGAAGTAAGTGAAACAGTACAATATTTATTAGAACAAAAGATACTAGAGCTTGATGAAGGTGGAGATGCAAAATGGTTAATTAAATCATTGAGTGAGGATCAAGTAGAAGTATTAAAGAAATCTTTAAAAGATGATATACATGAGTTTTCTAAAGTACCATGTTTAACTGATGAAAATTTTGTAGGTAATGCTTCTGGTGTTGCAATGAAATATAAATTATTAGGGCTTGAACAATTAGGTAAAACTAAAGAAAGATATTTTAAAAAGGGATTAAGAAAAAGGCTTAAACTTATAGAAAATTTAGAAGGTATAAGAGCAAATAATATTAAATCTTCTGATATAGATATAAGTATGAAAAGAAGTTTACCAGTAGATGATGAATTACTTGCTAGAATAGCACAAGAAACAGAAGGATTCATATCATGGGAAACTAGAATTAAGAATTATGATCCAGAAATTGATATTAATGAAGAAAGAAAAAGATTAGAAGAAGAGAAGAAGAGAAACATTGAAGAGCAACAAAAAGCTTTTGGTTTCCCTTATGATAAATCAGATAATCCTAATAATGAGGATGAAAATACTGATAAAGAAGATGATGTAGTAAATGAAGAGTAGGAATAATAGCTATTGGGAAGCAAGAACAAACTCTATAATGGACAAACAACAGTTGAACGCTGATATAGCTAATATTAGACTTAGAAAAGCTTATATCAAAGCTATAGGAGAAATAGAAGTTGATATAAGAAGAATATATAATAAGCTTAAAAAGAATGGTGAGCTTAATGATAAGCAAGTAAAGGAACTTTTAAATACTGAATTATCTAAACTTGAAAGAAAATCATTAAAAAAGTTAAGAGATAATACTAAAGATGAAAAACTAAGAAAATTCTTAACAGCTAAATTAGATGCTCCAGCATATGCAGCAAGAATAGCAAGAAGAGAAGTATTGAAAGAAACATTAATAGATAATATCAATGCTTCTATGAATAATTTAGCAGTTGCAGAAAATAGAATAGATAAGGATTTGTTTATTCAGAATATGAATGAATCTTATTATACACACATGTATGAAGTTCAAAGAGGTATGCAATTAGGCTTTGATGTTGGCGCATTAGGAAAAGATACTATAGATGAAATATTAAAAAGACCATTTGTAGGTTCTAACTATTCACAAAGAATATGGGGGAATACAGCAAAGTTAACAGAACAACTTTATGAAACTATATTATCAGGATTTTTAAATGGGAAGCCATTAAAGAAAATGATAAATGAATTAACCGAAACAATGGGAGTTGGTGAAAGTGCAGCAAGAAGATTAATAAAAACAGAATCTGCATATTACACCAATATGGCAGCAGTTGAAGGTTATAAAGAATGTGGAATAGAGAAGTATAGATATTTTGCAAAACTAGATCTTAAGGTAAGTAATATATGCAAAGAGTTAGATGGTAAGATATTTCCTATGAGTGAAGCACAAGCAGGAGTAAATCTTCCACCAATGCATCCATGGTGTAGAAGTTCAATAGGCCCAGTTATTGATGGTGGAGTTGCTCAAAGAATTGGAGTTAGAACAAGAGATGTAGTTACAGGGCAAAGTCATGTTATTAAAGGGGACATAACATATAAAGAGTGGTATGATAGATTTGTTGTAGATAAATATGGAGAAGATAAAGCTAAAGAATTAGAAAAGAAGGCAAAGAGCTCATATAAGAAAAAGGATAAAAAATAGTTATTCATAAAAACCATATTATGTTATATAATTTTATTATTATGTAATATGGGGGAGTATTATGAAGAATAGATGGATTGCTTTAGTTATATGTCTTTTTACTGGAATATTTGGAGGACATCATTATTATTTAGGTAATTGGAAGAAAGGACTTCTTTATACATTTACTTCTGGAGGATTTATAATATGTTGGATATATGATATATTTAAAATATTATTTGATAAAAATTATATTGAAAACTATATTAAAAATTACAATAGAAATCTAGAAGAAAATAAAAAATTTAAAGAACAATTAAAAGCTGTTAACGAAAGCAACAAGAATATGAGAGCAGAGCAACAAAGATTAATAAGTGAAGCTACTAATAGAAGAAGAGAACAAGGTATAGCTTGTTGCCCAAAATGTGGGTGTACAAGTATTGGTATGACTAATAAGAAGTTAAGCTTAGGTAGAGTAGTAACTGGTGGTTTCTTATTTGGAGGCGTTGGAGCTGTTGTTGGTGGAGTTACTAGCAAGAAACTATTCAATGTATGTCAAGGCTGTGGTTATAGATGGCAACCAGGTAAAAGATAATAGAATTAATTTAGCACTTACTTAGGTAGGTGCTTTTATTATACTTAAAATTAAGGAGGAAATATTTATGAAAAAATTATTTATATCTCAACCAATGAGAGGTTTAACAGACGAAGAAATTTTAAAAACTAGAGAAGAAATTAGAGTTAGAGCAGAAGAAACAATAGGAGAGTCTGTAGAATTAATAGATTCTTTTATTGAAGACTATCCAGGAGAGATTAATAAATCTGTACCAGTTTGGTATTTAGGCAAATCAATACAACTTCTTTCACAAGCTGATATTGCATATTTTGGTGGAGATTGGAGAAATGCAAGAGGTTGTAGAATTGAGCATGAAGTGGCAGATAAATATGGAATTAAAATAATAGAGGAGTAATGGTGGTTAATTATGAATGAAAAAGAATTTTTAGAGTGGTGTAAGCAAGAAGTATGTGATTATACCAATAAACATTTAGATAAAACAGATAAAAAGGAAATCATAACAGATGATGTATATATGGTGTGGTGCTGTAAAACACTACAAAATAATAAAGCATTACTTAGTACTACTTTACCTGATGGAATATATTATGAATGTACATACAATGGAGATAAAAAAGAAATGTATGTAGATGTTTATAAGAAATGGGAAAATTATAAGGTTAAAAAATAATTAAGTCTTAGGAAACTAAGGCTTTTTATTATGCCCTAAGTAAGGCGTTAAACTGCTTAAAAATAATATTTGAACCTAATGGGCAATGAACATTAGGGGCGAGGAGGAAGAAATGAAAAGAAAATTAATTATGAATCTTCAACTATTTGGATTAGGACAAGTTTCTAGACCTTTTCTTAATGCAGATAGTGGAGAAGGCAATGGAGGAGCTGGAACTGGGGCTGATAACAGTAATGGTGAAGGTAGAACAGATGAAAATCAAAATTCAGATGAAGGAGATAAGTCTTTTGATGATATTTTAAAAGATAAAAAGTATCAATCTGAATTTGATAAAAGAGTGGCAAAAGCTTTAGAAACTGCAAGAGGTAAATGGGAAACTGATTATCAAGCAAAAGTTGAAGAAGCTAAAACAGAAGCAGAAAAACTAGCTAAGATGAACGCTGAACAAAAAGCTAAATATGCAGAAGAAAAAAGAGTTGCAGAGCTAGAAAAGAGAGAAAAAGACATAACTACTAGAGAATTAAGAGCAACAGCTTTTGAAACTTTAGCAGAAAAGAATCTACCTAAAGAATTAGTAGATATTCTTAATTATTCAGATGCAGAGCAATGCAATAAGAGTATTGAGGCTGTAGAAAAAGCTTTCCAAACTGCAGTAGAGAGAGCTGTAAATGAGAAATTAAGAGGGAAACAAACACCTAACAAAGGTGGTCAAGGAAATGCAGAAGATGCAGCATTAAGAAAAGCTATGGGGCTTTAATATTAAGAAAAGTGAGGATGATTAAATTATGGCAAATACAATTACTTTAGCAAAGAAATATGTACCTTTATTAGACGAGGTTTACAAGAAAGCAGCATTAACTTCTATATTAGACAGTGATGCTAGTTTAGCAAGAGAAGGAGCAAATACAAATGAAATCATTATTCCTAAGATAGATATGGATGGATTAGGAGATTATGATAGAAATTCAGGATATGTTAATGGAGATGTTACATTAACATGGCAAACAGTTAAATTCAACTATGAAAGAGGTAGAATGTTTAATGTTGATGCTATGGATAATGAAGAATCAGTAGGATTAGCATTTGGTAAATTATCAGGTGAGTTTATAAGAACTAAGGTAGTTCCAGAAATAGATGCATTTAGATTTGCTACTTATGCAAGTGTATCAGGTGCGACAGTAGTAAGTGAAGATTTATCAACTGGTGAATCTGTAATAAATGCAATAAGAACAGCTTCAACTAAAATGGATGAAGAAGAAGTAACTTCAGAAGGAAGAATATTATTTATTACACCTACATTAAAAGGATTAGTAGATGATCTAGATACTACTAAATCTAAAGCAGTAATGAATAAATTTTCTGCAATTATTGAAGTACCACAATCTAGATTCTATTCTGCTATAGAACTTAAAGATGGTAAAACTGGTGGCGAAGAAAAAGGTGGCTACAAAAAGGCAGAAGGAGGTAAAGACTTAAACTTCATGATTATTGAACCATCAGCATTACTTCAATTCCCTAAGCATGTTGTACCTAAGATAGTTACTCCAGAGCAAAACCAATCAGCAGATGCATGGAAATTTGGTTATAGAAACTATGGATTAGCAGATGTTTATGAAAATAAAGTTGCTGGTATATATGCACATACTAAAACAGCATAGGGGGAAGTAGTATGGGAAGAATAGTTGGATTAGTATTTAAAGATACTAAAATTAAAGAAAAAGAATTAAAAAACACTGATGTGGATTTAAATAAATTAACTCTAGATCAATTAAAAAGTTTAGCAGAAGAAAAAGGGATTGAGGTTGCTCCTAAAATAAAAAAAGATGACCTTATATTTTTAATTGAAAATGAAATAGAGGATGAAACAGAAAATGAAGAAGAAGCTTAGCCTTCTTCTTTCTTTTTTAGGTGATTCAAAATGCAAATAGATAAGTTGAAGGTTAGATTAAATGAACAAGATGAAACTTTATTAGAACAACTATTAGAAGATGCAGAATCAGAAATATTAGATTATTGTAATAGAGACACATTATTACCACGAATGCTGGGCTTACAAAGAGAATTAGCAGTTATTTATCATAATAGGTTGGGAAGTGAAGGAGAATCCTCTAGAAGTGAAGGAGGAGTATCTGTAAGCTATAATACCGATATTCCTGAAAATATTAAGAAGAGATTAAATTCTTATAGGAGATTAAAGGCGGTGAGATTAGCCAATGAGAATAAAGAATAAAAAAACTTACTGGCTTAAGAAAAAAACTACCATTGAAGATAATGAAGGAAATGTTTATAGAGATTATTCTAATGAACCTATTGAAATAAAAGCAAATATATATCCTGCATCTGGGAAGTTACAATCAGAAATTTATGGTGAAAGATTAAATTATATATTTAATATGCTTTATGATGGCCCAGAAAAATTAGAAGAAGGGGATGGGGTATGTGTTTTTGTAGGAATGGATAGTAAACCAGATTATAAAATACTATCTATTAAACCATATTCACATCAATTAATAGAATTGGAGAAAATATAATGGCTATAACTAATGTAAAAAGGCTCATGAAGAAACTTGATAGTTTAGGTGGTAATAGTGAAGCAGTATTTGAAAATGCTGTAGAAAAAGTCGGAAAAGCAATAGAGAGATATGCTAAAGATTATTGTCCAGAATCAGGATTAAGTGATGATACTTTAAGAGATTCTATAAAATTTGAGATGGTAAAAAAAGATGGTAAAAAAACCAAAGGCAGAGTAGTTACAAATCATGAGTATGCTGCTTATGTAGAGTTTGGAACTGGCCCAATAGGAGAAAAAAGTGGAGGAGTTGCAGGTAAATTAGCTAGTAAAATAACTTATAAATCTGATGGTTGGTATATTCCCGCTAGTGAGATTGAACCAGCAGTAGCAGAGCAATATCACTTTAAACTTATAACTATTGGTGGAGTAGATTTTTATTATTCAGAAGGACAAGCAGCACAACCATATATGTATCCGGCAGTAGTAGGGAAAGAAAAAGCATTAGGAAATATAATTAGATATGAAATTAGAAAAGAAATAAAGAAGATATGCAATAGTAGGGGATAGAATGGTTAATTTTAAACCTATAATTTATAAAAAATTAAAAGAAATTGAAGGTGTTACAGTAACGGAAGAATATCCAAATGATTGGAGTAAGCTACCTGCAGTAACTTATTTAGAAGAAGATAATTCTGCTTATGAGATAGTGGATGATGAAGAAGCTACTTGTAGAATTATTTATAGAATAGAAGTATGGAGTGAAAAAAGCACTTCTGAAATAGTTTTAAACATAGATAAAGCAATAACTTCATTAGGGCTAAAAAGAACATTCTGTAAAGATGCTCCTGTTTTAAGTAAATTAAAACATAAAGTCCTTAGATATGAAGGCATTGTTGATGTTAAAACATTTAGAGTATATCAAAGAAATTAGGAGGAATATATATGTTAGCAAATGGCATTAAATTAGGATATTCAACAAGTGGATCAAGTTATACAAATTTAACAGGGCTTCAAGAAGTACCTGAGATTGGTTCAGAACCTGAAAAGGTTGATGCTACAACTTTAGCTGATACTGCTAAAAAATATGAACAAGGTATAGGAGAGTATGGAGATTTACAATTTACATTTAAGTATGATAATTCTTCACCAACATCACCTTTTAGAGTATTAAAAGGATTTGAAAAAGAAAAAACAGTAGTTAAGTTCCAAATGGAGTTTCCAGATGGTACAAAATTCAAATGGGATGCACAAGTAAGTGTAAAAATTAGTGGTGGTGGAGTTAATGGATTAATAACATTCACTGCATCAATGTCTTTATCAAGCGATGTCGATATAGAAGATCCAGCAGAGCTATTATCAGTCAAAGAAATTAAGGAGGATGAAGAATAATGAAATATCATACTTTAGAAATTAATGGTCAAGAGTTAAAATGTAGATTAACTACTCAAAACACAAGAAAATTAGAAGAAAAATTAGGTGGAGAATCATTAATGTTAATGCTAGTAAAAAAGAAAGTATTAGGTGCTGGTGATATATCAGCAATTCTTCATTCATCATTACAAGCATTAGAGCATGGATGGACATCTCAAAAGGTAGATAACCTTATAGATGAATATATAGATAATGATGGTGACTTATTTACTCTTCAACAAGAATGTATGAACATAATGAAGGTAAGTGGTTTTTTCAAGGAGAGTCCACAGAGCCAAGAGCAGGAAGTGGACAAGGAAGAAGCAAAAGAGGCCATGAAACTTTTACTGAATTAATTAATGAATTATATCCTATTTGTTTAGATATAGGCATTTCTCCTGGATTATTTCATGAAAGTACAATAGATGAATTAATTGATTTAATTTCATCTCATGGAAGAAAAGAAGAAGCTAGACAAAAAGAAAGCATAGTTATGAATTATATGTTAGCTAAACAAATAGGTGAGAATATAGCAGCTTTATTTGATAAAAATGCAAAAGTAACTCCTGTTTGGGATTTATATCCTGATTTATTTAATAAAGAAAAAGAAATAAGTGAGAAAATGGCAAGAGAGGCAGAAATGGAAGCTTATAAAGCGAAGTTTACTGCCTTTGCTTATACAGTTAACTCTAAAATAGGAGGTGACGATAGATAAATGACTATAGAAGAATTAGAAATAGTTATTGAAGCTCAAACTAGAGAATTTAATCAACAAATAGCCAATGTAACAAATCAAATAAGCAGTATGGAAAAACACGTTAATAACTCTCTAGGAAATATTAAAAATATTTTTGGTAGAGTTGGTAAATGGATTGCTGCTCTTGGTATAGGTAAAGTTATAAAAGATAGTATCATAACAGCAATGGATTCTATAGAAAGTGATTCTATGTTTGATACTGTATTTGGTCCATTAGCTAATGATGTACGGCAATGGGCAGAGGAACTCCAAAATACATTAGGGTTAAATGGTTATGCCATTAGAGAAAATGTAGCAACTTTATACACTATGACTCAATCAATGGGTCTAGCTTCAAGTGAGGCTCTAAATCTTTCTAAAGAAATGACACTACTTGCTGAAGATATGGCCAGCTTTTACAATTTAAGCAGTGATGAAGCATTTACTAAAATCAGAACTGGTTTAACAGGTGAAACAGAACCACTTAAAGCATTAGGTATATTAGTAGATGAAGCTACTATAAAACAATATGCTTATGCAAATGGAATAGCTAAAACAGGAAGTGAATTAAGTAATACTGAAAAAGTAATGGCTAGATATATTGCTATTCAACAACAAACTGCAACAGCAAGTGGAGATTTAGCAAGAACAATAAATTCTCCAGCAAATCAGTTAAGAGTATTACAAAATAATTTAAACTTATTAAGAATAGAGCTAGGTAATGCTTTTATGCCAATAGTACAAGTAGTATTACCTATTCTAAATTCATTTGTGCAAGCATTAGTTAAAGTAACTAGTATAGTTTCTAGATTTATGAATGCATTATTTGGAACTTCAAGTTCATCTGCTGGTGGTTCAGCTTCAGCAATTGATGGAGTTAGTACAGCAGTTAATGGAGTTGGAGATGCATATACTAATGCAGGTAAAAGTGCTAAAAAGGCTGCTAAAGATGCAAAGGGATTTCTAGCAGGCTTTGATGAAATCAATAAAGTAAATCAAAATAGTTCGGATTCTGATTCAGATTCTGGAAGTGGTTCATCTGGTAGTGGTGCAGGAGGAATTGATATTCCAACTTTCAACATTGAAGATCAAGATGGTGCACTTTCACAATTAGCTGGAAAAGTAGAAGAATTTGCACTAAAAGTGAGAAATGCATTTATAAGTCTTGCAGATTTTATAAGAGAACATAAAGAAATTATTATCTCAATTATAGGAGGATTAATTGCAGGAATTTCAGCATTTTTTATAGCAGTAAATTGGCCACTTATAACAGCAACTTTTAGTAGTGCAATTTCATCTTGTACAACAGGAATAATAGGTTTAATAAAAGCTATTAGCTTTGTAGGATTAGAACCATTTATCGGAGCATTAATGAGTTTATATGGTCCAGCTTTATTAATAGCTGGAGCTGTAGCTTTAATTACTACTACATTTTTATATTTATGGCAAACATCAGATGGTTTTAGACAATCATTAATTGATGGATGGAATGCTTTAGTAAGTGCATTAACACCATATTTCCAAGCTATCATGGGAGCCTTAAAATTAGTAGGAGATATATTAATAACTGTCTTAAAACCTATATTATTTATATTATGGGATGCTTGGTGCACTGTTATAGATAATATAGTAAGAGTAACAATGGCTCTATGGACAAACTGTATAGCTCCAGTTGTTCAATTCCTAGGTGAATGTCTTAAAAAAGTTATAGATGGATTAACCGAAATATGGCAAGCATGGAAACCTACAATAGAAAAAATAGGTGAAATACTTGTTGGTATATGGAATACTTGCTTAAAGCCAGTTGTAAATTGGTTAGGAGATACTTTTATAAAGGCATTTAAAAATATAGGGGATTATATAAAACCTATATTAGACAACTTAAAAACTATGTTTGGTGGATTAGTAGATTTTATAGTAGGAGTACTTACTGGAAATTGGAGAAAAGCATGGCAAGGTATTGTTGATATATTTAGAGGTATATTTAATGGACTTGAATCAATTGCTAAAAAACCACTAAATTATATTATTAAAGCTGTTAATAGCATGATTAAAGGATTAAATAAAATTAAACTTCCAGATTGGGTTCCAGGACTAGGCGGGAAGGGTATTAATATTCCAGAAATACCAATGTTGGCAAAGGGTGGTATAGTTGATAGTCCAACAATTGCAATGGTTGGTGAAGCAGGAAGAGAAGCTGTAATGCCACTTGAAAATAATACTGGTTGGATAACTGATTTAGCTAATAAGGTTGCTGAAAGATTACCTTCACAATCAAGTACTAATAATAACAATGACCAGCCTATTAATTTTACTATTCAGGTCGGGCAAACTACTTTAGGTAAGATTGTTATAGACAGTATAAACAAAGTACAAAGACAAGCTGGAACTAATTTAATAAGAATATAGAGGTGATAATTTTATATGTTAAAGATAAATGGCGTAGCAATAGCTACGCCTAAAGCTTTTGAAGTTACAATTTCAGATTTAGATGGAGAAAGTAACAGAAATACAAATGGAGAATTAATTAGAGATAGAATTGCAGTAAAAAGAAAATTAAATTGTGAGTGGGGGCCACTATCTCAAAGTGAATGTTCAACTTTATTAAAAGCTGTTAAAGATGTATTTTTTCAAGTTACTTATCCAGATCCTGAACTAGGTGTAGTAACCAAAACAATGTATGTTGGTGATAGAACATCCCCAGCTTATTCAGCAATAAATGGAGTAGTTAAATGGAATGGAGTTAAATTTAATTTAGTTGAGAGGTGATGTAATTGATAAATGTAAGCAGTCAGTATAAACGAGCTATTAAAGAACCTTCTAGATTACTTAAGTCTACTATATTAATTAACAACAAAACTTATAGTGATAGTGAAATAATTTCTATAAATTATGATGAAAATTTATTTATGGAGAGTGAGTTTTCAATAGGTTCTGCAATTATGTCATCTATTGAAGTTGAGTTAAAAAATATTCAGGATGTTATTGATGATTTTATAGAAGGAAATGAATTTGAAATAAGATTAGGTATTGAAGTAAGCGACAATAATTTTGAGTTTATTTCATTAGGTTTTTTTATTATTGAAGATATAGATAAAAATAAATTTAGTATAAAAATCTATGCTAATGATAGAATGATTAAATTTGAAAAAGATTATTCAACGGGTTTAACATTTCCTGCAACTATAAAAGATATTACTTTAGATATAGCAAATAAAGCTGGAGTTCAATTAAAAACAACAAGTTTTATTAATAGTGATTATTTAGTATCTATAAAGCCAGATTTAACAGATATAACATTAAGAAAAGCTTTAATGTATATAGCTGAACTTGCAGGAGGATATTCAAGAATAACACGAGATGGATATTTAGAAATATTTAATATAGATGTTAGCGTTGAAAATAATTTTAACTATGCAAGCGAAGACTTATATACTGATGAAATAATAAATGATGAATTAAGTAATTATGATTATAACACTGTTACTGGAGATAATCTTATTACATTCTCTAATAAAGCATTTACAATAGCTAAAATAGATAAAGTAATAGTTGAGATTCCTGGTATTAAGGAAGAATTAGGGGATGGAGAAAACACTTATTATATTACTGATAATTTATTTTGTCAGAATCCAGCTGCAGTAATACAAAACATTTATAATATTTTAAGCAAAATAAGTTATGTTCCTTATGATATTAAATTGCAAGGCAATCCAGCTTTACAAGCTGGAGATAGTATCACTATAAAAAATAATGGAAGCTTAATAAATACTTTAATCACTAGTAGAACTCTTTCATATGCCGGTGGGTTAACTGAACAATATAAAGCTGTAGGTAAAAGTAATACAGAGAAACAAAGTACTGGAAAAGGTAATGTATCAGTTGAAGTTGCTAAGGTTAAAACTGAAATAAAGGTTGTTGCTGGGGAAGTAGAACAAAAGGTAAGCAATGAAGACTTTGAAAGCTACGTAAAGCAAACTGCTGAAGAAATTGCAACAAAAGTAACTGGTGAAGATGTTGAAGTATTAGTAAAGCAAAATGCTGAATCATGGGAGTTATCTATTAAAGGTAAGTTAAATGGAAAAACATATAAGTTTGATGGTGAAAATTTTACTATAGGAAGTAGCGAAAATGGAGATAAAGTAGAACATAATAATTCTCATTCAATTTATTATCATGAAGATGGTTCTTATACTAAGATTAGTGCAGATGGATTAGAGAGATATGTAAATGGAGAATCTAAAAAGTATAATTATTTAACTTATACAGGTTCTGTTTGGGTTGATAGCGGAGTTGCAACAAAAATAAATATACCTGATGAATTTAAAAATAAACCATATAAAGCGTTAGTTAGTGTTGTAAGTCTAGATGGTGAATACACTAGGCATGGAATGAGATTAAGTTCATTTTATTTGAAGAAACTTAATGTTGGTAATACTGGAATAGATGTTACTGCTGTTAGTTATTATACATGGGTTGACATTGATGATAAAGAATATTATGACCAATGCGGAAGAATATCTTTATCATATATTTTAACGTTATAGGAGGGATTAGATGGTAATAACTTATATAAAAGAAACTGGAGAAATAGTTTCTCCAGTTCAGACAAGCTCCAAGGCATTAACTATGGAAGATGTTTTTGGAGAAAAAACATCTATAATGAGCAATATTTATGATGTGGTAAATATTGTTGATAATATGGATGTTTTTAACTCTATATTTAATTACTGTGTAGATATTAATACTAAAGAGGTTAAATTAAAAAATGGCATTAAAATACAAAGGATGGAGGGAGATTAGATGGCATACAAAAAAACTCTTTGGAAAGATAGAGTTGTAGAGAAACCAAATACCTATAGATCTGTAGAAAATCCTGATGGGACAATTACTCTTTATCCTATAACTGGACAAGTTATTGAAAAAGGTACACCAGTAAGTGCTGCTAATTTAAATAAAATTGAAAATGGGATTGTAGAACTTAACGAACAATTGGAAACTATTGAGAATAAAGTGAGTTTAAAAAATATAAGAACTGTCGCAAAAACTGGTGGGGAATATAATACTATAATGGATGCTGTCAATGCAGGTGGTGACACAATAGAGAATCCAATTACAATTAAAGTTGCCCCAGGAATATATAAAGAAAGTGTTGCAATTAAACAATGGACAAGGCTTAATTTGGTTGGCGAAGATAAGACAACTTGTAAAATAAGGCAAGACCATGGATTATATGAAAATGCCCCTTTAGAAACGTGTGGTGAGAGATATATAGCAAACTTAACATTTATAGCTACACATGACGACAATCCAACATTAGACATAAATTTGCAAAAAAGCTATGCTTTTCATGGAGATAAGTCTAGTGGTGGAGATGGTACAACATTAGTTGAGAATTGTAGATTTGAAAGTTATCAAAATGCAAGTGTAGGTCTAGGTATTTACAACAATCAAAAATTTCATTTTAAAAATTGTGAATTTTACTCTAAAATCCAATACGATTCGCCACAGGCCAATGTAGGAGCATTCTTTGCTCACAATAATTTAGCTGGAGGAGATACAAATGGAGAATTAATATTAGAAAATTGTATTTTCTTCATGGATAATGATAGAGCTGGATACGGGCATGCTTGTTATATAAACGATGCTAATTTAACTGATGGTGATGGAAGCGGAAATCCTTTAAATGTAAGATTTATAAATTGTACATTAATTAGAAAAATAGGTGGTCATGTAAATGCTTTAAGATTAGATAATACTACAAGTGCTGGAAATTTAAGTGGTTCTATAAAATTAGATACTTCAAGTAATGGTAATAATATAACCCAATTAAACACTCCTCAAATGATATGGGAATATCCATTATTGCCAGATGGGATTTCAAATTTCAATGGAAGTTTTGCACAATGTAGATATGGAAAGGATAGGAGTGGAAATATAATAATTGAAGGGCTATTAAAAGGGTGTAGTGATAACATGGATTTGTTTACTTTGCCTATAGGATATAGACCCAAATATAATAAATACTTCGTTATAACTTCAAATGATGGAGTTTCTTTGAGTACTGGAACTATGATAATAAATAGTAATGGAGTTGTAAGGCTAGATAAAAATATAGGAAGTGCTTTTATATCTATTGAGTGTTGTTTTATGGGAGAGCAGTAACTCACTATTTGGATATATAGAAATGGTGATATAAAATTAATTGATAATGTCGGAGATGGTTTTATATCAATAAATATAAATTATCAGGCTGACGAATAAATGAAGCGGATAAAATGTAAAAATGATGGTTATTTTATAAGATAAACTAAAAAATTGTAATGTTTGGTATGATATGATATTATATCAATTGAATTCAATTTGCGGGGGGATAATAAAATAATGCAAAGAAATTTTAATCTTGATTTATTGAAAATTTTAGCATGTTTTTCAGTTGTTGTTTTACACGTAACAGGAAGAGTTGTTTTGGTTAATAATAATTATACTTTAAGCCACTTTTTCTATTATGCAGCATGTATTGCAGTTCCAATATTTTTTATGGTAAATGGATATTTATTATTAAATAAAAATGAAATTACATATAAATATATTTGGAAAAAAATATCTAACATACTAATAGTAATTTTTAGTTGGAACTTAATAATTTTAATAGGAAAACTTATTATTAAGAGAGAATTTAATAATCCAATTTATTCGGTAGTTGAA